GGCGACGTCGTGCCCGGCGTGGCCGTGGTCTCCTCGAAGCCCATGATGTTGACGGCCTCGGACTGCGACGCGACCTGGGCCGGCGCCATGTAGTAGCCGGTGCTCTGGCCGTCCGTGCCCAGGCACAGAATCGTGAGCGTGTCGGCCGACTGAGGGTTCTGCCACAGCTTCACGGCTGCCGGGATGTAGAGGTTGCCCGACGTCAGCGTCTTGTAGCCGCCACCCTTGTTGGCGGAGAAGTCGACGTAGGAGCCCTGCTGGTTCGAGGTCCAGCGGATTCGCGCCTGCTGCTGCGGGTCGTAGACCAGCACCATCCGGTCGGCGGCCACGATGCCGTTGCCAGCGCTCTGCGGGTCGGAGTAGTTGAAGCGGTTGGTCCCGTTCGGCAGACCCATCGAGAACGGCCAGTCGCTGGTCTCCGGGCTGTGCCGCATCCAGGAGTCCTTCTCGAACGTGGTGTTCTCGTCGAACTCCTTCTGCCCGATCATCACCGCGTCGACCGGCACGCTGTCCTGGTCCGACCAGGTCAGCATGTAGAGGTTCCAGCCCAGCGCGTCCTGCTCGAGCGCGGAGTTCCACACGTGCTCGGGGATCATGGCCACGAGCTGGTCGGCCGCGAGGTCGCCGTTCTTCACCGCGTTGCCCGACGGCTCACCCTGAGCGTTGGCGCTCTCCCACACCCAGGCCACCCACGGGCGCTGGGTCTTGACCACCGTCATCTGGCTCGGGGCGCTCTCGCCGATCTCGTTGTAGAACGTGTAGAAGTAGGCGAACGAGTAGCCGTTCTGCTTGCGGTCGGAGTGGATCAGCGTCTCGGTGGACTCCTCCTCCGCGGTCGGTCGGGTCACCCAGGAGCCGATGGTCTCGAGCGCGATGGACGCGGAGTCGTGCGGGTCCTCGTTCCAGATGTAGGTCATCCCGTCCGGCGGAGTCATGCTCGCGTCGTAGTAGGAGTTGCTCGTCTGCCAGGTCTGCTCGAGCATGGCGCCGTCCATGAAGAACGCGCACTCGTCCTGGTTCGGCGTGCGGAACGCGATGAAGATGCGGAGCTGGTCGGCCTTGTCCGGTGCCTTCATGCGGCCGGTGTAGAACCGGCGGTAGGTCGTGGTGAGCTCGCGGGTGGGGAACTCCTGCAGCTTGATCCGGGAGCCGTTGGCACGCCGCCACTCGATGAAGACCGTGAGCCGCTTGTTGTCGGTCGGCCACGGGTCGTCGCGCTTGAGGCCGACGGAGAACTCGTAGCGCTTCCCGGCCTCGATGTCGTTGATCGTGGTACGGGCCCAGTAGCCCTGCAGGATGCCGCCGGTCCACGGGTCAGGGTTGTTGCCCGCGTTCATCTTGACGCGAGCGTGCCAGTCGCCGCGCGCCGGGTCGTCGGTGTTGACCCGGCTCTGGTCGACGTTGTCGGCGAAGGTCCAGTTCTCGAGGTTCGTCTCGAAGCTCGGGTTGCGGATCAGGTTGCGACGGACCTCCTCCGCGTTCGTGGCGTTGACCCAGTCTGCGGAGGGATGCACGACGTCGAGCTTGTCGGCCACCGTCCAGCTCGGAACCTCGATCGAGGCCAGGCCCTGTGCCCACTTGCCCGCGCCGACATGGAACATCTTCATCGACTCGCCGGCATTGCTCAGCGCGAAGATCTTGTTGTCGATCTGCAGGTACTTCACGTACGTCGTGGCCGCGGTGAAGCGGAGGTCGACGATACCCTCGCCTCGGAGGTCGAAGTCGATCTCCGCGTCCTCGAGCTCGGCCAGGTAGAGCGGAGGGTCCTGCGTCTCGTCGTAGACCATGACGCGCGGCTCGAGCTCGCCCGAGCTGGTGCGGGCGTAGAAGAGGTACGCCTTGCGGCCGTCGTCGAGGTAGAACGCCTCGTGGCTCCCGACCCACTGCAGCGTGCCACCGAGCGGGATACCGCTGGACTCGAAGCTGATGTAGCGCATCCCAGGCCGGACACGCGCCGACCCGTCGCGGTTGATCATGACGTTCTCCATGATCCGCAGCGACGTCGGCTCGGAGATCCCCGGCGGGTAGGCCGTGGACCAGCCGGTGAACTCGCGCAGGTAGGCGCGGGAGAGCGGCCGGTCGATGGGGGCCGGGATCTTGGCCTTCGGGGGCATCAGTCCTCCCAGGGCTGCAGGGCCACGGAGACAGGCTCCACGGTCGTCAGAGCGCCCGCCAGCATCCCGAGCTGGTCAGCTACCTCCGGGAGGCTGGAAGGGGCGGGAAACGCCTGCAGGAGCCCCATCAGCGGCGCTCGTCACTGTGCGGGTGACTCCTCCACCAGCCGCCCTCGCTGGTGGAGTTCACGCTGTTGGCGATCGGGACCTGGAAGTCGTTGAGGAACGGGCTGTCGGTCATCCGGTCGTCACGCTCCAGGAGCTGGTACATCAGGTCCTTGTACTGAGCCTCGAGCGTCTGCACGCGCGGCTGCATGACCGGGTCGGTCTGCGCGTAGTAGTAGGCCGCGCGGAGGATCACCAGGTCGGGGTACGGGAAGTCGATGGGCTGCTCACGCAGCTCGGCCGGGAACTCGGTCAGCGGCTGCGTCGGGTCTTCCGGCTGCTCGGGCAGGTCGAACATGGTCGGCTCGCGCATGATCGGCAGCTCGATGTCGAGCCCGTCCTCGCTACTGAACAGCGGCCGGCTGAAGGTGATCTTCGTCCGGGTGACCGAGCACCACAGGCCGTCACGGCTGCGGTACTTGTGAAGGGCGTCACGAGGGAGGAAGTAGGCCCACTGGACCGGGATGCCGGTGTCCGGTCGGCACAGTCGCACGGCGTCGTCGTTGACGACCCGCGGCCGCTGAACGTTGGTCAGCTGGACGACCTGCTGGTCGGTCGAGGACTGGCCTACGACCGTCACGTCGGAGAAGTAGGACCACTCCTTCTCGAGCGCGCAGGCCCGCATCGCTCGGTTCAGCTGCCGGGCGACGGCGTTGTAGCGGTCGTAGCGGGGGTCGTACTGCAGGTCGAGGCCGGTCAGGTTGGCGAGCACCTCGCGCACGGCATCGTCGAGCGTGAGGTTCAGCTCCGGGTTGATCTCGCTCATGCCGTCCACTCCCGCAGCGTTGCGCCCTCGGGCCGGTCGAGGCTGACGTTGGTGGTCGCCTGGCTGAGCCGAGAGCGGTTGTTGACCTGCTCGAACTCCTCACGCCCGTCCCAGCGACGCAGGCGCCGGCTGATGCCGGGGTTGTCCCACGCCTGACCGGCCGCGGTGGTGGCCGCGTCGAAGTACTCGCCCATCATGCTCTCGGCGTGCTTGAGCTTGCCCTTGGTCTTCTTCGACCCCTTCATCTCCTGGGCCAGCGTGTAGAGCTCCGCCTGCTGGCCGTAGATGTTGCCGAGCTGCGTGAACGCCTCGGAGCGCTGGCCGTAGTAGGCGGCCCACAGCTGCTCGCGGTCGGCATTCGCCTCGGTCGCCAGGTTGGTCCGAGCGGTCTTGGTGTCGATGTTCAGGTCGGTCAGCGAGGAGTTGATCGAGCGCATCGTGTCGGAGTACGACCGGCGCACCTCGGACTGGTTGGAGTCCCACGACCGCAGTGACATGGCCTGGGAGCGCAGGAGGTCGCTCTCGCCCGCGCCCTGCATCATGGCCTCGCTCACCGCGTTGGCTCGCTCGCGGTTCAGGTTGTTGCCTGCCGCGAAGTCCTGGTCGGCCAGCGCCGCCTCGTTGTCGTCCTTGGCCCCGCGCAGGCTCTTGACCCGGTCGCGGTAGCCCTCCATGACGATGCGGTCCTGCTGGCGCTGGACCAGGCCGACGTTCTCGAGCCGCTGCTTCAGCGCACGGTAGAACGCGCCACGGCCCTTGCCGACGCCGAGCGCGTCGAGGAGCGCCTCGATCTGCTCGTCGAGGGTCTCGGCCTGCTGCAGGTACTTCCTCGCGGCCTTCGACTTGTAGCCGCCGCCACCGCCTCCGTCGCGGTCTCGGCCGCCACCGTTGCCGTTGCGGTTCCCGCTGTTGCCGGAGTTCCCGGTGTTGTTGCCGGGCCCGGTGCCGGTGTTCGTGCCGTTGCCTCCACCCGGGGGCGGGCTGTTGGGCGGCGGCCCGGTGGGCGGCGTGGGGATGTTGTCTGCCATGTCCCTCCCCTATCGGCTCAGCCCGAGTACCTTGCGGAACTCCTCGGGAGAACGGTACTGCACATTCGGGTTCGGGTTGCTGTACCCGCCGAACTGCTCCGCCTGCTTCGACTTGATGTCGATGTAGTTGTAGAAGTCCTGCAGCTGACCACGGGGCTCGAGCATGGCCCGGGTGTCGGACAGCACCTGGTTGATGTAGTTCTGGTCGCCAGCCGCGTTCGCCAGGTTGTCGAACTGGATCTGGAAGTAGGCCGCGGCGTTCTCCGCGATGGCGTTGCCGTAGGCGTCGGTCGAGAACTTCGGAGGCTCGAAGCCGATCGGCACCTTCGCGCTGTTGAGGTCGCCACCGTAGTACTGCAGGTCCTCGTTGCGCGCCATCATCGCGGTCTGCCGCCAGGTGGCGAGCAGCTGGTTGCCCTCGGCCAGCGACTGCTGCAGGTCGGTGGTCGCGTCGGCGAACTCGAGCTGCATCTGCGTGCGGTCCTCGAGCGCCTCGGTCGGCGCGAGCTCGTAGTTGCCGCGGCCGGTCTCGTCGACCGTCGGCTCCTCGGCCGTGGCGTTCTCCTCCCACGCAGCGATCCGCTTCAGGTCCTTGTCGGTGATCGCCACCTTCAGGCGCAGGAAGTCGTCGAGGTCGCTGGCCGCGTCGGGAATGTCGATCTGCTGCAGCATGGCCACGGTCTCCGGCGCGTAGAGCCGGGAGCCGGAGTCCTCGCCCAGCAGCTTCTCGACGGTGCGGTCGTAGACAGCGCGCTCGTCATCGGTCACGTCGTCGTACCCACCGGTGCGGTTCAGCTTCTTGTCCTTGCGCACCGCCTGGACGAGCATCCCGTTGAAGTCGACAGCCGCGCGCTGCGCGTCGGTGAGCGCGTTGTACTCGTCCCACGACATCGCCTCGGTGTCGGGCTTGTCGCGCTTGCGCTGGCCCGGCTCCTTGGAGTCCTTCCGGCCGCCAGGGTCCAGCGCCCGCTTCCGGTCCCAACGCTGCAGCAGCTCGGCCTTCTCCACGGCGTACGCCGGGTTGGTCTGCGGCGTCATCACCATCTGGCCGTTGATCACCACGCCGGGCCCGTTGACCATAGGCATGACGCCTCGGCGCTCGAGCACGCGGCCGGCGCGACGATCGAGGCGCTCGGCACGGCGGTCCTCGCCCAGCGCTTCCTTCATCTCGGCTCGCTGCTCATCGGTGAACAGCGAGTCGAAGTCGAGAGGCGATTCCGTCACGTCCACGTTGGCCGGAGGCTGGAACAGCTGCAGCACCTTCTCCGGCTCGACCGGAGTCTGCTCGGGGATGACATGCGGAGCCGGCGCGTCGTAACTGGTCGTGCTCTGAGTCGACGTCGTCGTGGTGTACGGCGTCGAGCTCTGAGTCTGGTTCCCCGACTTCGGGGGCCCCGTCGTGGTGTACGACGGTCCAGCTTCTCCTGCAGGCAGCGGCATGGCTTACTCCCGAGCGCGCTTCCCGGTGCCGGGGACGTTGGCCGCGGACTGCACGCCGAGGTAGCCGCCGATGAGCACCAGGGTCTGGTTGATCTCGTCGTACGGCAGGTCGACGTGGAAGATCCGCAGGATGGCCACGACCACCACGGTCAGAGCGAACACCACGAGCAGGGAGAACCGGAGCCAGGCCGGGACCTTCTGCAGCGCGGCAGCCAGGATGGATGCAACGTTCATGTGCTACCCCTTCGCAGGACGGGACCGGAGCCCCTTGGTGAGGAACTCGTCGATGTGACGGCTGCCGCCGTGCGTCGGGTCGGGCGACCGGACGTAGTCGTAGCCCTTGTAGGCCCAGTCCCAGGTGTCTCGGTAGACCGGCCGGTCGCGCTTCGGGTCGATGTTGGAGTCGCGCCCGATGAGGATGGCGACGTCGTCCGGCGTCCGCTCGGCCAGCTTCGCGTTCTTCTGCGCCGCGTCCTTGTGGACCTCGAGCACGTTCTCGAACGTCGGGTGGTCCCGGCGCACGATGTGGGCCGGCAGGTGCTCGGAGATCGCCTTGAGCTCGCGGCCGGTCGGCTTGTGCTCGAGCCGGACCAGCAGCGCCTCGTTGCGGCTGAGCCAGTAGTCGTGCTCGCTGAGCACCAGGTCCCGGTCCCAGCGGTCCTCCCACAGACGCGGCAGCCAGGCGACGCAGAACTCCGGGTCGTTGTAGGCGACCTCGTAGCCCAGGCCACGGAGCAGCTCGAGGATGCCGCGGCTCCGCTTCACCTCGTTGAGGATGAGCAGGCCGCAGCCGAGCTTCTTCATCTTCGACAGCAGCGGGGAAGCCTCGTTGGCGTTCGTGCCGTGGTTGAGGTTCCAGAAGCCGACGCGGAAGCGAGACTCGTCCCGGGCGCTGAACCAGAAGTCCTTGACGAACGGAGCGTGGTCGCTCGGCCCCTTGCTCAGCACCAGCCCGGCGACCGGGATCTTGGTGTCGTCGGCCTTGGGCTTCACGATCTTCTCCGCCATGTCGAGGATCCTTTCGATGGCGATGTTGCCCGGGTCGCCGTGGCTGTTCTCCGGGACGTGCTGGTGACCGACGACGCCGACGGCGTTGCGCCACTCGGCGAACGTCATCCGGTGGTCGTGCTCGCCGTACGACGCCGGGTAGGCGATGAAGGGCTTGGGCGCCCGGAGCTTCAGCCCGTGCCGCTTGTGCAGGTCCGCGAGGAACTGCGCGACACGGAGCAGCTGGACGTCGGTGGCGTTCGGCCAGAAGACGTAGTCCTGTCCCGCCACCAGGTCACCCCAGCGCTCGCGGTAGCGCGGGTCACAGGTGCCGATCAGCTCGACCTGCACGCTGTTCAGCGTGTTGGTCTCGACGCCACCCGAGAGGTTGCGGAGTGCGCGGCTCGACTTCTCGTCGGGGAAGTGGGCCCGCCACTGGTTCGACATGGGGTGGTAGGTGTAGTTCGGCGCGGACGTCCCGCCGCCGTACCCCGGCCAGCCCGAGCTCTCCGTGGTGTGAAGGACGACGACCATCGTCTCCGGGGTCAGGTTGAGGTCTGCTCCGGGGTAGTCGTCCTGATACCACTGGATCGAGGTGTCGGCCCTGCTGTAGGTGCTCATGCGTGAGTTCCTTCCTCCTGCTCGGAGCGTACGACAGCGGCCGACAGAATCCGGTGCATCCAGATCCACATGGCCAGCTGTGTCGCTGCAATGGCGGAGTAGAAGCCCACGGCGAGGAAGATGGCCAGCCAGTCAGGCATGACCCAGCCGGTGTGATACACGAGGGCGAAGATCCAGGCGGCGTGCAGCAGTGCGGCGAGTGTGGTCTTGGAAGCCAGGATGACCTTGGCCCCTCCGTCGATGCGCCACTTGCTGCGGAAGAAGTACTCGACCGGGAAGCCCGTCGAGGCGAAGGCCGCGATCATCAGGAACACCTGCGACCAGATGTCGGCAGCCGTCCATGGGATCGTGTTGAAGTCCATCATGTCCCTCCGAGGGTGTGCCGAAGTCGTTCGGCGAAGTGATTGCGGTCGCGCTGGGAGCGCAGAACCTGCATCGCCTGCTCGGACCGGTGGGCTACACGGTTGACACGTTCGGTGACGACCGCCTTGATCACCGGCTCGGTGAGGACGGGATGCCGCTTCTTGCGACGGAGGGACATGGCTACGTCTCCTGGCGGTTGGCAGGAGGCTCCGGCAGCGCGGACAGCACCTTCGCCGTCACATCGCTAGCCTCAGCCTGCTGCTCGGTTACTCCGAGAAGCCGGAGTGCCGTGTCCCTCCAAAAGTCACGGTCCTCCGTCAGGGCAGACAGCTGCTCCGTCACGTCCTTGTGCCAGCGCAGCTTGCGTGTGATGACACCCAGCGCGATGAGCAGCGCCACGACCAGGGCTCCGAGCTGGTCGAGGACTGACAGGGGGATGCCTTCCATCACGTGCCCTTCGTAGAGAACGCCGGACCCTGCTCCCGTGGGCCCGGCGTTCTCATGGTCATCGTTCAGCTGGCCGGCGGCTGCTCGGGAGGCGGAGGACCGCCACCCTCACCACCGCCCTCGCCGCCGGACATCTCGCCGCCGGTCTCGCCCGCCGCACCCTGCAGCGCGTCGATGGCGACTCCGGCAAGCTCCTGGATCTGCTGCAGAAGCTCGATGAGCTGGTCCATGTCTGTTCCTCCGTCGTGGTTGGGCCTGCCCCAAGGCGGGCGCCGGGATTGCCAGCGCCCGCCTCGAGTGGATCAGACGATGCGCTCGACCGTGCCGGCCGTGCCGCCGGAACCGAACGCGGTGGACTCGCCCACGTCGAGGGCGTCCATGAGGTCGTCGTCTCCGGCGACCGTGGTGCCCGCGTCGGTGGTGTTGAACACCTTGTCCCCGACCTTGACGTTGGCGTTGACTGCCAGCGCCAGCGCGTCGGAGTAGGCCGTCGCGCCGTCGATGATCTCCTGCTGCAGACCCTCGATGTCGGCAGCGTCGACCGCGTTGTCCTCGTCGAGGATCGGGTTCCGGTGCGCGATGTCGCCGGTCTCCTGGACCGTGAGCGACTCGTCGAGAGCGGTCGTGCTCTCGTACGGCGCGTGGAACCACTCGGGCCGGGACTTGAGCGTCTCGGCACCCGACAGCGGGTAGGTCTCCGGGGAGACGCTGAGCTGGGCGCGAGCCGCGGCGACCTTGGTGGCGACGTAGTCGAAGCTGTCGTCGACGACCTGGAGGTTGGTCGGGGCGGCCGGGAGGAAGAGCGGGACGACGCCCTCGGACAGCTGGTCGATGACCCAGCAGTCGTAGGAGAAGTCCTGCACGTACTCCGTGCCCTTGAAGCGGGTGCCACCGTCCTGCTGACGCCGCTCGCTGAAGTGCTCGTAGGTCTGGATCGCGTTCTTGTACGTGGCCAGCGCCACGACCTGCTTGAGCGTCCGGCCGGCGTCACCGGTCTTGGCGACCGGGTCGACGACCAGGTTGGCGTCGACGAAGACCTTCGGCAGGAACTCCGGGTGGATCTTCACGAGCTTCCACGAGCCCTTGAGGGTGCCGAGGTAGCCGTTCGCCTGAGCGCCGGAGATGTCCCCGTCCTTCAGGAGCTTGAACGCCGACTCGGTCCCGGCGCCCTTGTCGATGAGGTCGTTGATGAACACGAGCTCGAGGGCGGAGGTGATGAGCAGGAAGCGCTCGGAGTTGCCGAAGTTGCTGTCGAACCAGTTGTCCGAGAACAGCAGCGTCAGCGCGTCGAGCGTGGTGAGCGGATCGGCGTCGTCCAGCTCCATGCCGGTGATCGTGGCGAAGGACGGCTGGATCTGGTTGTCGAAGTCCTCGCCGGGCTCCGCGATCCACTTGTAGTCCGCCGCGTTGCCGGTGCAGGAGATCCGGTGCGCGTCCGGGGTGACCGGGCCGACCGCGTCCGCCGAGGTACGAGGGACGAGCTTGCCGGTCATGTGGCCGGAGACCGCCGCGAGGAGGCAGTACTTGTCGTGGTCGCGGACCACGGTCGTCTGCATCTTGCGGCCGGTGTACTCCTGCACGATGTTCTTGATGGGCGAGTAGCGCAGCTGCTCGTCGAACACCGTGAAGCCGAAGGCGCGGTGGCGGCTCATGGAGTAGGTGCGCCACTCGATCGGCGGCACGCCGTTCTTCCACTCGCCGGTGAACTCCGAGCCGGAGTAGTGGTCGGCGCCGATGCGGCCGATCTCGGCGTCGACGATGTAGTCGTCGACCCGGATGTCGGGCACGCGGATGGACCGGGCGTTCGGGTTCGGCTTGATCTCCGACCCGGTGAACATGCCGGCCACCGGGCTGGTGATGCGAAGGTACGTGGCCAGAGCGACCTGGTAGTCGGTCAGGCTGTCCTTCTGGACTGGTGCGACCATGTCGCTCCTCCTCGTTGTTCGGCCTGAAACCTCAGGCGCTGGCGGTGCAACCGTAAGTGGTTGCGCAACTCTTTCGTGAGCTGACGCTCCGGAAGTCGGCTAAGTAGGTACACATTGTTTGATCTCTATACCTACTGAGCGAGCTGTACAGGAGGCGGCGGCTGCTCCTCCTGAGGCTGCTGCTCGAAGACACCGAGCTTCTCGTACAGCGCCTGGTTGTTCTGGACCAGGAGCGAGACCTGCTCCTGCAGCTGCTGGATGGCCTCAGCCTGGATCTGCGCCTCGGTCTCGCTGAGGAGCGTGGCGCCGGCCAGCTGCTCCTCGAGACCCTGGATGCGGGCGTCGCGCTCGTTGACCTGCTCGACGTCGCCGTCGTTCCAGATCAGCCCGAGGTCCTTGGCCGACTGCGAGCCCGAGAGCTCGATCTGCTTGGCGATGATGTACTGCATGGTGCGCGTCGCCTGCTGCAGCATCTGCTGGTCCTGCACCGCGGCCATCGCGGGCATGGCCTGGCTCAGCGGGACGAACAGCTCGTTCAGGATGCGCAGCTGCTTCTCGTCCTCGAGCTCGACCAGGCTGCCGGGCACGCAGCGCACGAAGTACTCCGTGGCCAGCTTGGAGTAGTCGATGTCGATGCTGCCGTCGTCGTTGATCTTGTCCGTGGGCAGCCCGGCCTTCAGGAGCTTCAGCCGGGCCTCGGCCGTCGGCGTGACCTTGCGTACGGCCTGCAGCTCCTGGAAGTAGATCGTCAGCGCGTAGGAGCAGTAGTGGCTGAAGAAAGACTCGATCGCCTTCTGGTAGTTGTTGGTCGTGATGTCGACCATGGCCTGCTGAGCCTCGACACCCTGCGGCGTGGCGCTCATGCCGTTGCCAGCCTGCGTCGCCATCTGCTGGTCGGCAGCGCCGATCATCGAGACCATCGAGCCGAGATTCTGCTGGCTGATCTGGCCGTACTGCATCAGCGTCTGCGTGTTGACCTCGAACGGCTCGATCTTCGCATTCGGGTTGCTGATCTGCGTGTACTTGCCGGGCGACAGGTTGGGCACGGAGTTGACCGCGCCGTAACCGATGATCGACGGGTTGATGTTGCGGTACCACAGCTTCATCGCGCCGTTGAGCATCAGGTCCTGGAAGTCCTGGCGTCCGATCAGCAGCTCGACCTGGCTCTTACCCAGCGGCTGCTGACTGTCCTTCTCGAGCACGAGGAAGTGGACCGGGTGCAGCTTGAGCGGGTGCTTGTTCTTCTCGATGCGGAGCAGCATCTTGCTCCGGCCGCAGAAGGTGAGGAACGGCTCGCCCGTGCTGGTGTACCAGGTGATGACCTCGTAGCCGTCGGGGATGATGTGGTGCTTGCGGGTCTGGTGGTCGACCGACTGCTCCTCGCGGGCCGGCGGGCGGCCGTGCTTCACGAGCGCCTTGAGCGCGTTGCAGTCCCAACCCGGAGCGTTGTCCTTGATCAGCTGGATGGCCTCGCCCTTGGTGAGGTAGCGACGCACGAACACAGTCGGAGCATCGCGCACGTCCTTCACGCCGGGCTCGGGGAAGACGTCGCGGTAGTGGATCGTGTCGTACTTGATGTGCCAGCCGTTGGCCGCGTCCTGCAGGAGCACCGGCACCACGCAGTCGAAGCCCAGCGTCAGCGCGGTCTTGGTCGACGCGAACAGGTTCTGCTGCATGTCGTTGGAGTACTGGTCCGAGCCGATGATCCGACTGGTGAGGATGTGCCGGGAGAAGATCCCCTCGACCGTGTCGTCGTTGAACCTCGAGATCACTTCGACGTTCGGCGCGTTCTGCACGAGGTTCCGAGCGATGCGGCGGATGAGACCGGCCGTCTCGCCCGAGCTCACGTTCGGCAGGTCCGGCTTGGGGCTGATCACCTCGCCGTCGGCCAGCTGCTCGAGCACGGTGTAGTTCTGCACCCGGCGGTCCATCTCCCGCTTGTAGACCTGGTACTTGTGCCAGATCATGTCGCCCCACTCGGAGATGTTCCGGAACTCGAGGCAGCCCGTCCGCTCGTCGACGGAGTACCCCGTGTACCAGTCCTCGAAGGACCTCACCGTCTCGTGCTCGCCCATCATTCCGACTCCTCCGAAGACTTCTTGGCGTTATGCGCTGCGTGCGCAGCCTTGGCGTTGGCGTAGATCGACATGAGCGCGACCCACAGGACGGACTCTTTCCACCACAGGACGGTGGGGATCCCGAGCAGGAGCCACAGCATCGACTCCCCGATGTTGTGGTTCTCCTGGAACCATCGCTTCACTGCCACTGCTTCAGCCTCCCCCGCTCAGACCAAACTCTCTCACGGCGGATGTCCGCACGGCGGAGGATCGGGTTCGACGTGTTGATGAACTGGATCTGGTTGCCGTAGGGAACGATGCCGTCGGGCAGCGCGTACATCTTCGAGAAGTTCGCGTAGCCGCCGTAGCCCCCGCCACCGCCGTAACCGAAGCCGCCGTACCCTCCGTAGCCGCCCCAGTTCTTCCAGCCGGACCCACCGCTCGAGGTGGTCTTGGTGGCGTCGCTCGGAGCGTAGTCGCCCTTGAGCGCCTCCTCGATCGCCTTGGCCAGCGCCTCCGCGATCTCCTTGTCGGTCGGGACGTTGCGGCTCTCGTCGACGAGCTCGACCGCGCGCAGCCCGGTGTTCGCGTCGTTGATGTAGTCGACCACGTTGCCGCGGCTGTCGAGCGAGAGACCGCTCTGCTCCGGCACGATCTGGCGCTGCAGCGGCTTGAGGCCCAGCGCACCGAAGAACCCGTCGCGCGTGAAGCCCGTGGCCCACGGCTTGCCGTCCGGCCCGATGACGTACGTCGTGTTCAGCTGGTTGTAGGTGCGGGTGTCGTCGTAGCTGATCTTGTCGGAGAACAGGTAGTCCGCCAGGCCCTTGACCGAGGGGTCCTCGCTCGGGCCGTTGAGCACGCGCTTCATGCGGTACCACGCCTGCGTGTTGGTCAGCCCGAGGCTGATGCCCTCCTGCATCAGGTCCTTCGACCAGTCAGCCAGGATCTCGTTGCGCATGTCGTAGGTGATGTAGATACCCTGCAGCGACTCGTCGTCCTCGGTCAGCGGGGTCTTCATCAGCCCGCGCAGCACGGCCTTGGCGCCGTCAAGCGTCAGGTGCTCGCGGCCCTCGGCGTCGATGGTGCTCAGCCCGGCGCTGACACCGGCAGCCTTGGTCTGCTGGATGAGTGCCTTGGCCTCGAGCTCGACTTCGGCCGGCTCGTACCACTCGCCGCGCGCCATGTACTGCGCCTTGATGATCGCCTCCGCCTCCTGCTGGGTGAAGACGTCGGCACCGCCCGCAGCAAAGAAGAGGTTCTGGATGGTCCGCTCGGCCTCAGTGCGGGAGACGACCGGCTTCTCCTGCTCGCGCGTCTTGATCGGCATGGAGTACCGGAACCAGTCCGCCTCGCCCGGGCCGAGCCCGGAGAACAGCGACATCGCCGTGGCGAGCGTGGCCCGGTTCTCGGTGAGGACATGCAGCTGGGCGTCGAGGTTGGAGCGGCTCATGTAGCCCTCCTTCGGCAGCCCGGAGATCGGGTCGAGGTACTGCTCGAGCGCGATGTCCTGCTTCCGGGCCTGGCCCTCGATGTCGAGCTGCAGCTCGCCGTCGGAGTCCCGCAGCGGCAGCGCGTACGGGTCGCGGTCGTAGCGGTCCATGCCGACGTAGAGCGCGTTGACGAAGGCGTTCTCAAACAGCATCCGCTCGTAGACGGCGACGCCCGAGGCGAGGAAGCCCATCGAGGTGATGAGCTCGGTGTCGCCACCCTTCTGCGCCTCCTGGCTGGCGTTCTGCGAGAGCGCCTCGGCCGTGGCCACGGCGTCCGACCAGCTGAGCTGGTTGATCAGCGGGAAGGAACCGAGTGCATCCTCGAAGCCCCACATCACCTGGCGGAAGTCGCCGGTCTGGAAGAACCGCTCCATGCCCATCATCGGAGAGACGAACTGCTTGAGCATCCAGTGGGGCGCGTACATGTTGAGCATCCCGCTGGCCTCGGTGCCGTACGGCAGCCAGTCGAGGTACATCGCTTCTGCGTTGCGGAAGTCGTTGCGGATGTCACGCGGATCGTACACGACACCGAGTCCCTGCTGCTGCGCCATCAGCCGGCGCTTCCGGGCCTCGTCGTCCTCACCGCTCAGACCCAGGCCGCCGGCCATCATGCCCGCCACGAACAGCCCGGTGTGCGTCACGCCCGACCGGATGAACGAACGAGTCAGGTCGATACCCTCGATGACCTCGTGCATGTCCAGGTGGTGCGTGACCTGGCTGGCGTCGAACTCCTCGCCGCGCAGCTTGGCCGCGATCCGGCCGCGGAAGGTCGCCGGGTTCTTCACCCAGTTCTCCTTGCCGTGCAGCCACATCGCCAGGAAGTCGCTGGCTCCCTGCAGGCCGGTGATCGTGGTCGCCACGTTCACCGCGTAACCCGAGAACAGCAGCGGCATCTTGAGCACGAGGTTGCCGAAGACGTTGACCGCGGCGTTCTGGTGCTCGGACAGCGGCTCGTAGATCCCGCGCAGCGCCAGGCTGATCGGCGTCGGCTTCAGCGAGCGGATCTGCGCGATGGCCGCCGACGCTGCGGTGTGGGCGTCGGGCAGGTTCTTCTGCAGGAAGCCCGGGTCCACCGCCATCTCGGCCACGAGCTTGTCGACCGTGATGTTGTTCTGCGTCGGCGTGGCCAGGATGTGCTGCAGCGCGGCCTCGATGTAGCGCCGGGCGAGCGTGTTGCCCTTCATGCCCCAGGTCGGGTCCTGCACCTTCGAGCCGAAGCGGGCATAGCCCTCGAGCCACTTCTCGATCTTGCCCGTGCCCGGCTCGTACGGCCGCAGGTACATCAGCTCCTTGTAGACCAGGGCCCGGAAGTCGCTGCGCTGGCCCATCGTCTCGTAGAGCTGGTTCAGCTTCTTAAGCTGGTCCGGCGTGTAGCGCGTCGTGAGACCGATCGCCTCGGGCGCCTCGAGGATCTGGCCGTACAGCGCCGACATGAAGCCGTCGCCTGCCTTCACCTTGTCGGCCCAGGCCCGACGCTTGGCGTCGATCACGGACTGGCCCATCGCCGTCATGCCGGTGGTGGACTGGCCGACGAGGATGTTGGAGATCCGATCGAGCGATCCACGGACCCACTGCTCGGGGCCCATGCTGACGTACAGCGCGGGGTTGAGCAGCGCGGTGCCGACCCGGAGGTTGATCAGCATTCGCATCAGGGTGTTGGTCTTCGTCGAGCGGTCGACGAAGCGAGCACCGTTGCGCTTCAGATCCTTCAGCGACTGCGGCACCGGCACCGGCACGCCGTTCTCCGCGCGCCACTTGCGTCGGTCGGAGCGGCGCTTGGTGATCTCGGAGGCTGGTGCTGAGCGAGCCACCAGCTTGCCGTTGACCCGCCGGCCGCCGAGCAGCTCGTCGAGCGTGGCGGTCGCGGTGTCGATGATCACCGGGTCCACGGCCAGGAGGTTGACGTTCGGGTCGAGCGAGGACATGAGCCGGCCGGTCGCCTCGTCCATCAGCATCTCGGTGACCTTGCCGTCCATCGAGACTGGGAGGTCCAGCAGGTCAGTGGTCGCACGCTGGTAGGTGTGGAGGTGGCCGTCCAGCGCCAGCAGGTAGAGCGGATCGAACAGGTTGTCCGACGTCATGGCCGAGCCGAGCGAGACCTCGACCCAGTCCTGCCAGGACGTGGCGACTCGGTCCTTGCCTGCCAGGCTCTCGCGCGGCGACCAGCGCTGCGTCTCCGAGCGCGAGCGGTTGGCGCGGTAGATCGCCTGCAGGTCGTGGACGTGGAGCAGCGGCACCTCGGCGCCGACGACCGGCAGGTAACCGTCCTCGACGTTGGCGAGGATGTCACGCGCGCCCTCGACCGCGGCCTTGCCGCTGACGTTGCCGACGGGCTGACCGTCCTCGGAGAGACCGTCCGGCATCCCGAACATCTGGCGGATCCAGAAGTCGACCAGGTTCTTCTGCTTCGGCTTCAGCCCGAGGGCCAGCACGATCTGCCGCTGCAGGTCGGCGTACTCCCGCTGCACCTCCTCGGTCCAGCCGTACTGCTCGGTCTTGCGCAGCTCCTGGCGGAACTGCACGACCGCTTCGCTGGCCAGGTCGATGCGCGCCAGCTCTCCGGGCGTCAGGTTCTTCCAGAGGTTCGCCGCCGACTTGTCCGACTCGGGGATGCGAGTGAGCGAGTCCCACGCGGCCGGGTTGATCACTCCGGCTCGGCCGGTCTCGGTCGCCTCGGTGCTCAGCCGCGTGACGCCCGTGCCCTTGGCGAACTCCTGCGCCTGGGTCATGGTGGCAGCGAATGCGGTCTGCGCACCGGTAGCCTGGTACGCGATGGCCGCCGAGTGCGGGGAGACCGTCTGCCGGGACGCTCCCTCGGCGGCCATCGCGTTCTTCACCGGGTTGTCGCCGGAGCTGTGCGCCTCGGCGAACTGAAGGAACCCACGGAGACTCTTCGACCGATCGGCCATCTTGGTCTCGAAGGTGAAGTCGGGGTGCAGCACGTAGCCCTCGCCAGGCACCGGGTTCTTCAGCTGCGCGTTGAAGCGAGCGTTGAGCTCGAGACGCAGCGGGTCGGTGAGCGGGAGGTTGTCGAAGTACTGCGTGAACAGCCGCGGCATCAGCAGCGACTGTGCGTCGAGCTCGGTCGTGGTGTCGGTGAAGCCGCCGGAGCGGAGCACGTCCTGCACCCGGGCACCGGGCGTGAGCAGGTAGGCGATCATCGCCCGAGCGATGCGCGCGCTCTCGGTGCCGTCGCCCAGCCGGTTCAGCCAGTTGCTCGGCACCAGGTTCTCCTGGCCGACCGACAGCGCCACGAGCTGGTCCTGGAAGGCCGGGAGCAGCGAGTCGCTGTCGAGGATCTCCTGAGCGTCGCGCACCGAGATCCGGTCCGCCTGCAGGTTCAGCCTCTCGAGAAGCAGCAGGCTGTCCCGCTTCGCCGTCTCAGTGTGGCCCTGACCCGGGAAGAAGAACTCGGCCAGGTCGCCGGAGAAGTCGATGCCGAAGTAGGCGAAGGCGTTGCGGTGGTTGTCCACCCAGCCGTCGGTCGCCTCCTTGCTCAGTACCGACGGTGCGTCGACGACGATGTCCAGGCCCCAGCCCGGCCACATGCCGTGCTCGGGGAGCCGGATGTTCTCGCCCATCGGGGCCAGGATGAACTTCATCCCGTTCCACTCGAGCTGCACCTTGTCGCCGTACTCCGAGAGCGGCACGTTCAGCTCGACCCTCAGGCCGTACTGGTTGCTGGCCTCGAAGCGGACGACCTCGCCACGATGGATGGTGGCGGCCGGCTCGCGCTCGGACTGGTAGACCGCGACGTTGCGGGCGTAGTCGCTCTCGGGCTCGGCCAGGTCCAGCATCTGGTTGACGTGCCAGCGACCCTGCGGCGCCTTCATCCCGTGCCGGTACAGCAGCAGCTGGCCACGGGTGTTGACCAGCGGGATGATGTCGCCCAGCCCGAACTCGTCGCGCGGCTGCGGGAGCACGGTGCCGTCGTGCGCGTCGAACCGCTGCATGAGTCGACCCCACGCCTCGTCGAAGCTGGCGTCGGCGGCCTCGCGCTCCTCCGGCTTCAGGTGCGCGCCGGCCATGTCCTTGAGGAACTGCCGCCCCTCGGCGGTGTCCAGCCCGCGCAGCTGGGTCCGGGTCGCCTCGATCTGCCCGGGAGTGGCCGGGACGTTGAAGTCGACGTAGGCGTTGACCGGCACCAGGTTGTGCTGCTCCGCGATGGAGACCAGCCGCTCGTTGCCCGGCCGGATCCAGCCCGCGTTCTCCTGGATCGGGATGCCGTCGGTGACGTTGAAGACCGCGACGTGGTTGCGCGGACTGACACCTCGGACCTCTGTCAGCGTGGAGGCCCGAGCCCTCTGGTTCTGGTAGCGCGGGCTCTTGGTCTGCGGCTGGAAGACCCAGCCCGAGCCAGCGATCCGCTCGTAGTTGCTGGCGTCGAGGTACTCCGCGACCTCGGCCCGCAGGTCTGCCGACCCGTCGGACGAGCCAAGCACGACGATCGCACCGCGGTTGGTGAAGTAGTCGATGCGGCTCTTGGCCAGCGCCAGGTCACCCTCGAAGCTGTCGAGCTGCACGACCACCAGGTCGTCGGGAGCCACGACCATGCCCTTGCGGTCCTTGGCCGAGAGGCTGGCCTTGGAGAGCCGGCCGGTCGGAGGCTCGGACTTCCCGCCCTCGGCGTACACCCAACCGGTGCGGTACTCGTTGCTCGACTCGAGCGCAGCCTCGAGATCCTTGAGCAGCAGCTTCCCGGCGATGATGCCGTCCCGGTCACGCGGGCCGATGAACGGTGCGACCGTCGACCAGTCGAAGGCGATGTTCTCGGCCTGCAGGAAGCGCTGACCCGCCTCGATGGCGGCCGCGAAGTTCCGGCTGACCGAGAAGCCGCCCTTGTCCCGCTGGCGCATCACGGCCCGGTCGAGCTGGATGTCCTCACGCAGCCGGTCGAAGTACTGCAGCCGGGTGTCGAACTGCTGGCGGGTGCGGTCGTCGAGCTGAGCCCGGACCACCAGCAGCTGCTGGCGGGCCCGCGACACGAGCCGCGTCTCCTCGAGCTCGGCCACGGCTCCCGGCGTCGTACCGGCGAACTGAGCCTGCACAGCTGCCAGCTGTGCTTCGCTCCCGGTCCACGGACGGACCCGGTGCAGGTCGATGTTCAGGTCGGTGTCGAAGACCCGCTGCACACCCTGAGTGCCCTGCTCTCCGAGCAGCTGGCGCAGCACGTCATCGCTGGGGATCCACAGCTCCGCCTCGGCGAACATATCGGGCTGCGTCTTCTGCAGCTCGATCGCCTGCTCGGCGGTGTGCAGCATCGGCTGACCGTCAGGGCCCATCATCTTCACGAAGTGCCGGAGCTTCATGTTCTTGAACACGGCGTTGAAGAACTCGATGTCGAGGCCCCCGTCACCGAGGTCGACCTCGAACATCTCCTGCGTCTTGCGCATCAGCACGGCGGTCAGATCGGTCTGCCAGCCCTGCTCGAGCTCCTCGCGCCGGGCAGCGGTGGAGGTCTTGATCACCTGCAGCGCGGGCTTCCCGAGCTTGCTGGCGTCCAGCGCCTGAGCCTGTGCCTTCGGACTGATCGACTCGTTGGCGAACCACAGCGTCGCGTTGAGGCTGTCGTAGTTGTCCGCGTCGAGGGAGAAGCTCGTGCCCTCGAAGAACAGGTTGTTCGCCCACTCCGGAGTGGCCGGCTGGCTGGCCGGGTGGAAGAACTCGATGTCGACGAGCACCCGGGCCGGGTCGATGTCGTAGCGCGTGGCCAGCTGGTCCAGCGCCAGACCGATGCGCGTCGGGCTGAGCTCGACGTAGCCGGAGTCCGCGGCCTGCTGGTTGTAGAGGAAGCGGCGCCCGGTGTCCGGGATCTCGAGCAGCAGGTCGATCTCCTGCTGCTGGCCCTGGTTGTCGGTGAACCGCGCCGTCACACTGCGGCCGAAGCGATTGTGCAGCTGGGCCAGGACGGTGGGGATCGGCTGGCCGTCGGGCCCGGTCACCACCACGTCGTCGAACGGGCTGCCCGTCAGCGTGGCGAGCGCGACCGTCGTACGACTGAGCAGCTCCTCGCCCGGCACGCGGTACGTCCGCCGGGTGGCCGCCGAGATCACGGCCTGCCGCTTCGGGCTGTTGCCTGCCATGGCGATGGCGGCTGCAGCAGAGGCGGAGTCGATGCGCTGGTTCGCCTCGATGCTGGCCAGCGGAATGTCGCTGGTCCAGTCGCCGTAGCTGTACTCGGCGAAGATGGTGCGGTCGATCAGGTTGACCAGCTTGTCGTCGGTGGCCGCGCCCTGTCGGCCGGCGTAGCGGTGCAGCTTGACGGCCGCCTTGACCAGCGGGCCCTGGCGATCGAGCAGCGGCTCCACCAGGTAGGAGAAGCTGGTGTCGTAGTAGCGATAGTCCTGGCTGTGGTCCGCGTCCGGGAAGGGGCTGACGCTCACGCCGCCCGACGACACGACGTCGTCGAGGTAGACCGCGATGACCGCGCGGCTGAGTGCGTCCCATTCCTTCGGGGTCAGCGGGTCGATCGTGGAGTCGTAGGTCCCGTCGAGCACCTTGTTGCGCAGCTTCTGCTGGATCAGCTTGGTGCTGGTGGACCGGCTCATCATGTTGCCGTGGCCAAGCACGTACTCGGTGATGGCCTTGCGCTTGTCCGCCGACGGGCCGACCTTCGGGTCGACCGAGAACATGTCGACGACCTGCCCGGCCATGTCGTCGCTCATCAGCAGGTCGACCCGCTGACGCAGCGCAGCCTGGCGGGCCTGCACCCGGGAGACACGCTCACGGATCACGGCCTGCTCGGCGCTGTCCGCCTGCGGCAGTGCGGCCAGCAGCTGCTCGATCTCGAGCTCGGCCTCCTGCGCACGGGCGTTGACCAGCTCCTCGATGCTGCCCTCGGCCCACTTCCGGTCGGCGGCCGCGACACCGAGCACCCGGCCGGCGCGCGCCATCCGCTGTGCCTGACGGATCTCGGTCAGCAGCGACTCGAGCGGGTCGTTGTCCGGGTCGAAGTTCTCCGAGGCGATGCCCGCGCTGGCCTGCAGCACCTGGGCGATCTCGTAGTACGCACCGACGACGAGGTCGTGCTGCTCCTTCGCCGTCAGCGTGTGGTCGGCCGCGCTGGTCCGGGCGATGGCCAGGTCGTTGGCCAGCCGCTGCACGGAGAAGTGGCCGCCCTCGTTGCGGGCCATCGTCTCCACCATGCCGAGGTAGCGCAGCGCCGCGTCGAGGCTGAGCTTGTCGGACTTGGGGTAGAGCTCCTTGAAGCTGGTCCGGTTCAGCAGGGACGTGAGGCTCTTGCCCACCAGGAGCCGCGGCCGGATCTGGCCGTCGAGCCCCTTCTCCATCACCTGCGGGAAGATCATCGCCCGCGCCAGCGGCCGCGTCTCCTCGTCCTTCATCAGCCGGACCAGGTCGGCCACCGTCGGCTTCATGGTCTCGACCGGGCGGCCGTGGTCGTCCATGGTCCGCACGCCGTCACGGGCGAGCTCGCCCATGCTGTTGCCGACCGCGTCGATGTTGACCGACGTCAGCGCGGCCAGCTGGCGCTCGAAGTTGGTGGAGTAGTCGTAGGCGTCGCGGATCGCGTCGAGTGCGCCGTCGGGGTTGACGTTCTCCGGGTTCTGGCCCTTCGTGTGGCTGTGTCCGTTGAACGCCCGTACCGCGCCGAGCGTCTGCTCGAGCATCGCTGTGGGCCCGATGCCGATGCCGGTCTCGCCAGCGAGCTCGAGCGCCTTGGCCGCCCGGTCGTGGAGGTCACGGTCGGACTTGCTCGGCGGCGTGGTGGACTTGCCGGAGTCGTAGTCGAGCACGCGCTCGATCGCGGCCAGCGTGCGGATGTCGGCGTTCTCCGCGGCCTGCTCCTCGGCCAGGTCGGTCAGCATGTTGTGGCTGGTGCGCCGCAGCGCGCTCAGCGCCTCGCGCCGTTCCGCGCCCTGCAGGTTCTGCGTCCAGCCGCCCTGCGCCTTGTCCATGTCGAACTCGGCCACGTCGTCGACCCAGGCCAGCAGCGCGGTCTCGTCGCCGCGCACGCCGGGAGTGGTGTTGACCCACCGCATGAACTGCTCGACGGTCTGCCCGTCCTTGTTCAGCTCGGTGAAGAACCTCTCGAACTGCAGTCCGCCGTCCTTCTGCACCGTGGGCATCAGCCGGTACATCACGCGGTGCATCCGGCGGGGGAGCCGGTCGTAGCGCCGGCTCGGGCTGTCCTCGTCGTTGGCGTTGCTGCGAGCACCGAGCGCCTGCCACTCCGCCATCAGGACGTTGCGGTAGTAGATCATCTCGGCACGCTCGGCGTTGGGCTCGGCCAGCATGTCGTAGACCCAGTTGCTGACGAACACCTCGCCCTCGCGCACCTGAAAGACGACGTTGGCTGCGCTGTTCGGGATCAGCGCCATCAGCGCGCGAGCGCTCTCGGGGTTGGCCTCCATCAGCCGCTGGACCTGCTCAGCCGTGGTCTCGCCGCTCTGCCGGGGAGCGAAGCGGCGCAGCGTCTCCTGGATCTGCCGGTGCGCGTCGGTGAAGTCCTCGCTCGCCTGGCGGCTGCGGTCGGCGTACTCGCCGGTCGTCTCGCCTGTGACCGGGTCCAGCGTGACGCGGCCAGCGGCGACCGCGAGCACGGAGTCGACGACGGACTGGAACTCGCTGATGGCCCCAGTGACGTACTCGTCGATCGAGTAGGGCATGTCCTTCTTGCCCTCGCGCCCGAGGTAGGCCGCGTGGTCCCGGAGCTTCTGGCGCCACTGGTAGCGCCGCGACTCGCTCATCCCCTGCAGGTAGCGGACGAACTGCTCCACCGTCAGGTGCGGGCCGAAGATGTCGGCGTCCTCACCCAAGAGGGTGAACATCTGCTGGGCGCCGGCCAGCTCGACGAACGCCTTCTGCGCGTTCATCTGCGTGCGCTTCTTCTTCGAGCCCGGCCGGGTCATCCCGAGCAGGCGGGCGTACTTGGCCTGCAGCTCAGGGCTGGCGCTGAGGATCGAGTCCTTGTCCCGCATGTCCTGCTGGACACTGCGGCGCAGCAGCATCTGCGCGACGCTGACCAGCTTGCCGGTGGAGTACAGGTCGTCGTGGCGCTGCCACCCACCCTGCGCGTTGACCGTGAGGTCGCCGGACTCCATGACCTCGAGCACCTGGAGGTTGGCGACCACCGAGACGGGCTGGCCCATCTGGTCGGCCAGCCGCTGCAGCGCGGCCCAGGCTCGGCCGGTGATCGCGTCCTTCGCGCGGGCGTTCTCGATGTCGGTGCCGGTGACACCCTGGCCGAGCTCCTTGTACAGCAGCGCCAGCTGAGCGATCTCGCCGCGGTTCTGCTCGTTCCACGACTCCACCGCGCTGGTCGCCTGGCTGTTCGGCGTGGAGTAGTGGAGCTTCTGGCTCATCCGGAAGAGCGTGTCGCCCTCGAGATAGTTGCTCATGCTCGCACCGAGCGTGGCCGCTGCCTCGACGTGGCGCTCACGGACCTCCTCGGCCGGCGCTCGCCGGATGGGGGTCGCGTCACCGGTGGTCGGGTCGATGCCCAGAGACGGACGGTACTTGGCGTACGCCTCCTGGAACTGCTGCAGCCGCGAGACGATCAGCTGGTCCAGCCAGATCCACTCGTTGCTGAGGTTCTCGGTGGCGAACTCGGAGATGGCGCCACCTGCGTTGGCGGCCAGCCCGTCGATCAGCGCGGCGCGGGCCTTCGGGTTGCCGGCTCGCATCTCGGCGTAGAACTCGGTCAGCACGCCGTCGAGCACCGAGGCCGGGATCGTGTTGGCGTAGTGCCCGCGGACCGCGTCACCGATGGCGACCAGCGTGCCCTCGGCGTAGTTGCTCAGCGTCTGGTCGTTGCTGACCAGAGCGCCGGCCAGCGCCTCGACGTTGGCGGCCTCCCACTTCGGAGCGCCCATGTTCACCGACGCACCCGCACCGACGAATCCCTGTCCGGCCCGCAGCGCGGTGAACTCCTCGTCGGTCAGGATCAGCTCGTTCTGCTGGCGGATCTTGTCGCCGTCGTAGTCACCGCGCAGCGCCGGGAGGATCGCGTGGCTGATCTCGAGCACAGCGTCGGCGTTGTCGGCCGTCAGCTTCGCGGAGACCTGCGGCACCAGCAGCTGGAAGCTGCCGGTCTGGTCCTGCGGGTCACGGATGAAGCGGAGGCTGACCGCGCGGGCCAGTGCCATCTTGTCCTCGGCCGAGAGCGTGTGAACCTCACCGGTGGCCGGGTCCGTGAAGATGTCGACCTGCCGGTTGAACGCCTGCCGGAGCACCTGGTTGGTCTGGTTGACCGCGAGCACCCGGGCGTCGTCGTCGAGGTTCGGGTCGAAGACCCGGGCCATCTGCCGGTCCAGCACGCCGTCGAGCCGCTGGCCCCACTGCAGCTCGAGCTCGGTGGTCCGCAGCGCCTTCTCGAGCTCGGCCCTGCGCGTTCCCAGCTCGGCGGCGTCCTCCTCGCTCGCGTCACCGAGACGGGCGTCGATGTCGCGGAGGTCGCGCTCGATCTGCCCGATCCGGGTGGCGGCTCCGCGCTGGTGGTCGGCCAGGAGCTTGGCGACCTGGCGCCCGCTCGCGGCGACCGCATCGGCCGGCATCGCGTCCGGCAGCAGCACGCCGTTGTCGTCGACCCGGCCCGCGCTCTCGATCTGCGTGATGACGTAGGCGCCGTTCATCGCCGGGTTCGCCTTGGCCAGCGCGCGGTCCTTCTCCGACTGGATCGCGTCCAGCAGCTTGGCCGTGCCCGCCACTCCGGCGGTCGCCTCGTTCGCCTGGTTCTCGGCGAACGCCTGGTAGGCCGCCCGCATGGTCGACTTCTCGGCCTGGCTCATCTGCGCCTGGCTGCGCTTCTCGGTCGCCGTCAGCCCGGCCCACTCGCCCTCGGTGATCGCGGGCAGCCCTCGCATGAACCGGGCCAGGTTGGCGTCGGCCATCATCCGCACGTCGGCGTTGGGAGTGCGGGCGTTGAAGCCCATGCCCATGCCGAGACCGGCCGCGAAGCCGTAGAGCGCGTTGTTCCCGACCTCGGACCAGTCGATGCCCGCGTGGTGGGAGACCGGCTCGAGCACGGCCTGGATGCCTTCCTCCCAACCCTCACCCATCGCGTTGACCATGGCGTTGGCGATCTTGCGCTCGCCGCTCACCATCGACTGCGCGGCCCGGTAGAAGTCGTCGGCCGTCAGCGCGCCGGCCTTCACGCCAGCAGTGCGCTGGGCCAGCACCCTCGCGCTCATCGCACCGAGCGCCTCACTCGGAGCCAGCAGCCCAAGCGTGGCTCGCTTGCTGCCCTCGACGATCGTGTCGTCCGCGATGTTGCGGGTGAAGCTGAAGCCGCCGGCACGCACCCGCTCCTGGCCAGCCTGCAGGCCGCGGCTGCCACCCATCCAGAGGGGAAGCCTGGATGCGATCGGGCCCGCCTTCGCCGCCTCGCCCGTGACGTACGCCTGACGGCTGGCCACACCGCCGGCCAGTCCTCGCACCATGCCGAGCTGCACGACGTCGATGCCGACCTTGCCGATCCCGGCCGCCGCCGAGAGCGGGTCGAAGTTGCCGTCGTCGTCGGTGAAGATGTTGTCGAACTCGCCCGTGCGGTAGTCGAAGGTCTTGCCGCCGGTCGTCGCCAGCTCACCGACCTCGCCGGTGATGACTCCGCTCATCTGCGCGGTGTAGGCCGCGACACCTGCCGGGGAGGCGAACTGCAGCAGGCTGTCGCCCACGGTCGCCGCGACGTCGAGCCCGCGCACCCAGCTCGGCGCCTCGCGCTCGCCGGTCTGCGGGTCGGTCTTGTAGAACGCCGCGTCCCCGTCGGAGCGCACGAGGTTCTCGACGTTGAAGCCGTCGCCCTCCTGGTGCGCGTCGTAGACACCCTGCGTCAGGTTCGACAGCGGGGAGATGAGCTTCCCGCCGAAGCCGCTCCACTGGTGGACGCCGGTGAACAGCCCGGCGATCCGGCCCTCGGTCTCCGTGCTCAGCCGGGTGATCTCGTACGCACGGGCAGCCTGCTCGGTGAGCGCGTCCTGGTTGAGCACCGCGGCCGTACCGCCGGTCAGGAAGCCGATCGTTCCACCGACACCTGCGCCGACCGGGCCACCGAACGCCGCGCCAGCACCACCACCGAGGATCGCGCCACCGGCACCACCACCGAGGAAGAGCTCGACCTCGTTGCCCAGCCCGAACAGACCCTCGTCCTCGAGCTTGGCCTCGCGCTTGTCGACGTCGCCCTGGAACGCCTGGGCGCTCAGCATGTCCTCGAAGCCGGTCTTGTTCGACTCGGCCACTGACTGGATCTCCCGGTCGAGCCGCTCGTCCCGATCGCTGGACGAATACACCTCGGCCTTGGTCCGGGCGTCGAGGGTGAACTCCGCCATCATCCGGTTGGCCGTGTTCCGGTCGTACTGGTCGTAGATGTTCCCGATCAGCTTGCCGTCCTCGTAGACGTCACCGAACTTCCGAGTGACCTCCTCGCCGGTCTTCGGGTCGGTCCCGGTGTGCTCCCAGGTCACGAAGCCCGTGGCGTCGTCGCGGTTGTAGTAGTCGGCCGCGGTGCCGTCCTCGAGAGCCTTGTTCCAGTTGGTGATGTAGGTGTTGACCAGACCGGTGTCCCAGCCGGAGTTCACACCCTCCTGGTTCGCGCCGGTGTACCAGGACTGCGCGTTGTCGTCCAGACCCTGCGTGGTCACGTAGCGACCGAGGTAGCTGGACTGGTACGGCGTGGCTCCGGATCGGTAGCCCCTTGCCGCATCTGCCGCCTGGTTCAGACCGCTGGGTGCGTACGGCGTGGAAGGCGGGGCGGTCGGAGACGGAGTTCCCGATCCGTAGTTGTCAGGCACGTCGAGCTGCTCCCTCTCAGACCCCGGCAGGTCTGCTGGGACTAGAGCGTAGAGCATCGTGCCGCCTGCTCCAGCCGCTCCCGGGCGTACGGCGCGTCGAGGTACCTATGCCCCATCGCAGGTCTGGCGGGCGCTCCTGACCGGCAGCATCCGCGCTGGTGTGTCTCTCGTGCCGGGCTCGTCCCCCGTATCGGGGGTCAGGGGGTTCTTCTCCGGAGATAATCGCATCTGGAGTTACCAAGATACGATTGTGAAAAACTTTTGCCTGAGGTTCCAATATATACAACATAAACAAACAAAACAATATATACCCCCTATTATATATGTATATATATCCCAAGGGGGTTTTTATGATATCTAATATGAAACAAGTGTTTTGTTTTTGTCATTTGACTATTTGGATTATCACAGTCTTACCGAATCTCACACACCTCACCGAAGGAGACCAACATGTCCATGTTCAAGGAGTTCATCGCCGCTCAGCTCAACGCCTCGACGCCGATGGCCAAGGCAGAAGGTGACTTCATCACCGCCTACACCCAGCGCACCCGCGACGAGACCAAGGACCTGGCCGTCACCAACATGCTCCGACTCCAGCAGCAGATCGCCAAGATGGAGCAGGAGCAGGCCAAGCCCGAGGACATCGCCGCGTTCCGCACGATGCTCCACAGCTACAACGCCTGAGAGGCATGAGCTCTGGATCCTTCGGGATTCAGGGCTCTCTCTTTTTTGCAACACGTACACGTCAGACGACTGACACAACACACACCCACACACACTCTCGCCTAGTCGCGTGACGCTTGCGCTCGGGCTACCGAGCGGCCGGCCGTACTAGGACGAGCACGTGCTACGTGATGCAGTTGTGAGAGAGACCAACCTCAGCTGAGGTGGACAGGTCGAAGACCTGGTCCACACTCAGACATAGCTCAAGATCCAACGGATCGTCACTCGGTAAGACTCGTGACAATCCCTTCAATCTCCACCGAACTACTACACCTTCGGCGTCGGCACGGTCCGACTCGCCTGCTTGCTGGGTGTAGACACCGTAGTCACCTGTAGTCACCCTGGCTGACTACGTGTTTCCGCAGGTCAGAGCCCACTTTCTCCAGATGTAGTCACCTTCACCACTCCAAGAGTTCTCACTCTTCTGCCCGGTTTCAAAGAAGGGGGTGACTACATGACTACAGCCACCGAAACCCTGCTCTGACCTGCGCAAACGTGTAGTCACCCAGCAGGTGACTACATGACTACATTCGGAGCACACCCGTCCACTCAATCGCTAGCTGACAGTTAGCACCAGTTAGCACTCATCTCTCATCACCAGCAGGTGGATCACCGGTCGCAACCGGCAGCGGCCGCGGCCTGCTGCGACTACGCATAGTCGCAAGGTCACACATGACCTAGAGGAGAGAGACTCTTCTAGGAAGAAGGAAGGGGAGGAAAGGAAGGAAGGAGATCTGGAGATCTCCGGACAAGGACTGACTCCAACGCTACCGTCGTCCCAATCGACAACCCCTCACGTAAGGAACTCATCATGACCGAGTACAACCTGATGCTGGTCCTGGCCCTGACACTCATCCTCTTCGTCGGGGTCGTGGCCTACTACGAGCGCCAGCTCGACAAGGCCGAGACGCTGAACCGTGCCTACGAGAAGCTGCTCGGCATCGACCTCGAGACCTCCACGTCCGATGACATCGAGGCGCTCATCAACGCGCACCTGCAGCGCACGGCCGAGACCGACCCGCTGCAGACCTTCGAGACGTACCGGCGCTGGAACACGCCCGAGTTCGTCACCGACCGAGACCGCACGGCCGAGGTCTTCGACTTCCCGACACCGGGTCCGCTGGACAAGGCGAACTCCTGACCAGACCACCTGTCGCAGCGCCGGCCCGTTGAGAGCGCACGCTCCGGGCCGGCGCTGCTTCCGAGAGGAACTCACCATGGTTGAACAGATCCCGCCTGCCTGGCTCACCTCGATGGTGGACCAGAAGCTGGCGCTCATGCTCGACGTCGTGCCGTTCGTCGGCTTCGACGTCATCTTCATGATGCTGACCGAGCCGACACCGGCCGACGACCCGAAGAAGTGGGAGCGCAGCTGCGACAACCCGAGCTGCCGTACCTACTGCCCGGAGGGCACGGACTTCTACACCGGCCAGGTCGAGGCGACTGCGCACAACGACCAGCACGGCGCGTACCGAGTCATCATCGGGTACGGCGTGTGCTCCTCGTGCGCTGCCGGCTTCGAGACGAAGCCATGAAGATCCAGCCGATCGGCCATGCTGCACCCAAGCAGCGAGCCGGCAGCCGTACCGTGCGTCGATACCAACAGGCGATCCAGGTCGAGAAGCTGACCTCAGGCAGCGCATACGACCCGATCGTCAAGCCGGTGAAGGACTACGTCTACGGACAGTCCGACCCGGAAGTGGTCAAGGCGCTGCTCGAGAACATCCCTCTCGATCTGCGCTAGCGCCAGCGTCCACCAACCAGGACGAACAGCAGGATCACCACGATCAGCAGCAGCAGAACCAGTTCGACACTCATGCCGGACCGGTACCCAGCCTCCGCAGTCCCACTCCCGGAGGGGTGGAGTGGGGCTGCGGCGGAACGTAGCATCCGCTGCGTTCACCACCTCAGGAAAGGACGCCAGCATGGCGACGAAGAAGAGCAGCACCAGCACCACCGGGGACAAGCCGAAGCGCACCGTCCTCAGCCCGGCGGAGAAGCTCGCCAAGATGGAGGCCGAGCTCGCCGCGCAGCGCGAGAAGGTCCAGGCGCAGGTCCACAAGGCGGGCGAGCGGATCTCCGCCGACCTCGCCAAGATCGACGGCAAGATCTCCGAGCTCGAGGCCAAGCGCTCCGAGCTGAAGGCCAAGCTCGACGAGATCGGCTACGTGCCGGCTCCCGCCGAGCCCGTCGCCGAGGGCAACGAGGGCTGAGATGTCCTCTCCGCGCGACGTCATCGACGACGTGCGGTCACTGCTGACGGGGGTGCCGGTCTACCTGGCCGGCTCCCTCGTCAGCGCCGACGCGCACGGCTTCAGCAGCTACCACGACGTGGACCTGTTCACTCCGAACCCGCACGTTCTGATGACCACAGGTCAGCGCCTTCTCGACAACGGCTACACCTTCGCCGACCGGTTCGACCGTGTCTGGCACAGGTGGCTGCGCTACGGCTTCAAGGGCTGGCACACCAACAGCCTGCGACTCATGTCGCCTGCCGGTGTCGAGACCAACCTGGTCTACAAGATGGTGGACGGGCACCCGACCACCTCGCTCAGCCAGGTGCTCGAGTCCTTCGACTTCGGCCTGCTCGGCATGGGCTGGGACCTGGAGACCGACACGTACCGCGATCTCCGCGGCTACCTGTTCGGCACCAACCAGGGCCCGCTGCCCATGATGCCGAACAAGCGGGACGCATGGCGCAACGGATTCATCAGCCAGTACAACGGGCTGCGTGAGTGCGGGCGCTACGCGAAGTACCACGACTACGGCTACGACCTGAGCCTGGTCAAGGACGACCTGGTCGTCGGCTACCGCAAGGCTGCCGACTACTACGCCGGCCACCACAAGTTCGAGCTGCAGCCGATGGCTCAGATCTACGACGCCATCGCCGGGCACATCGAGCTCGACAACATCCCGCACCTGTCGCAGGCTGCCAAGCAGATCGACTACAACGACAGCCTCGACGTGATCATGGAGGCTCTCGAGTAATGGCCATCAACCACCAGTGCCCGCACTGCGGCGCCATCCTGCGCGAGCTCGAGGACGTGTCAGCCCACAACTGCACGTTCCGCACCGCAGGGGTGGAACCCAACGTCGACGAGATGGTCGACCTGTGGTTCTGCTCCGGGTGCAACGAACACTGGGACAGCGAGTACGACTACAGGGCGCACGAGTGCCCGGCCGTCGTGAACGCTGAGGATCAGGCAGCGACGCCGACGTACGAGCCCACCATCTGTGGCTCGTGCGGCACGATGTTCACCGATCAGGACCACGAGATCGGGCACGTCTGCGACGGCATCGCCAACCGTCCCGACAGGGGGGATGTGTCGGTGGGTCACGGTAGCGTGACCACTGCACAGCTCGACGAGGACGCACTCGACGACCTCGTCGCAAGGGGATCGGTTCCCGACCTCGCCACGCTCTTCAAGAAGGGCAAGGAGAAGGGCCTGATCACAGCAGGCAAGGAGTACGGGTCGACCGTCTGACCCGGATCACCTCAGCAACACCGAGTAGCGCAACTCAACAACCACCATCCGGAAGGAATGAACATGACGTTCACCATCACCAAGCTGGTCAACGACCGAGTCGTGGTCAGCGGCACCGACAGCTTCGGCACCTCGGGCAAGGAGATCCTCGACGCCACGCAGTGGAACGAGATCAACGGCCACAGCGAGTACGACCAGGCGGTCGAGGCGTTCGAGCGCGCGGTCGAGTCGTTCTTCGCCCCGATCACCGAGGCAGCGGAGAAGATGCAGGCCAGCCTCGAGCGGCCGACCGACAGCCTCGGCTACGTCGTCCTCTCCGAGGGCAGCGAGGCGACGCCGGCCCAGGAGGAGGTGCTGGTCAAGCTCACGCGCGACAGCATCATCCTGCGCCTGCTCGACCAGGGCGACGAGGACCGCCTCGTGTGGGTCAACGACCAGCTCGACGTCCTGGCCGTGGTGCCGGACGAGCCGGGCCCGGCCGAGACCTTCGTCGACGCGACCGACGGCGACGAGGCGGAGCAGTCCGCCTCCGAGTGACCGCTCGCTGATCAGACCCACGAGAGGGGCCGTGCTCCATGCGGCCCCTCTCGTGCTCAGGACAAGGAACTCACATGCTCGAGAAGCTCATGAAGATGTACGTCATGGCCATGGCCGGCGACGTGCGCTCACCCCTGCCACACCTGTTCGGTCCGCCGGGCTGTGGCAAGTCGACCGTCGTGCAGCAGCTCGCTGACCTGGTCGGCGTCAACCTGCACATCATCAACCTCTCTCGTGTCTCACCCCTCGAACTCGAGGGAGTGCAGATGCCACACGGCAGCGACGAGGAGATGAAGCTCCGGCTGCTGCACGCCACGTTCTGGACGCAGATCAAGAAGGGCGACATCGTCCTCTTCGACGAGGCGCTGCGCGCATTCCCCGAGGTGTTCAACGGACTGCTCGACATCCTCACCTCGAGGCGAGTGGCGGACCTCGTGATCCCGCCGGCGTTCTTCATCGCAGCGTCCAACTCCACGGTGTCTTACGACAAGGCGCTCGAGGACAGGCTGCTGCACCTACCGGTACCGGACCCGCGGAAGCGGAAGACCGAGAAGGCACGGCTCGCCAAGATGATCGTCGATGCGCTCGGCCTGCTGCCCAGCATGGCCGAGAGCCAGGAGATGAGCAGCCTCCTCGATGTCGAGGTGCTGCCCATGTTCGAGGTGCTCGACAACCTGAAGAACAAGGCGAGCTCGAGCCCCATGCTGAAGGGCACGTCCGTTCGCAAGCTCATCGGCCAGGCGCAACTGCGCGAGGTCGAGAGCAGCGAGCTGAAGGACGTGCTCGAGTGGAACAACAAGAGGGCGATGCAGGCTGGCAAGGTCCAGTTCGTCTACCTCATCGACGGCAAGGGCGTGGACCCCACGTACAAGGCCAAGGCCCTGCAGCTGAAGGGCAACCCTCGGCTCACCGAGATCCAGGCACGGAACCTGGAACTCAACCTGCAGCTCATCAACCTGCAGGAAGCGCACACCAACACGGAAGGAACCAACGCCGATGACGACGTCTTCGACGATCAGCCGTTCTGAGCTGAAGCGGAGTCTCGACCTGCTCGAGATCAAGCCCGGCAAGAGGTTCAGCATCCAGGTGCTGAAGGACCTCCTGCCCACGACCGAGGCGGCACTGTTCTTCGCCAAGGTCTACGAGCTGGACTACACCCAGCTCAGCAACCTGCTCCACCACGTGTGCGACAGCGAGGTGGCGGACGCCCTGTTCAGCGGCAACCACAGCACCGACCTGCAGTCGTACCTCGTGGGCAGCTACGCACACGAGAGCTGGTGTGCCATCGAGTCCGGTGACCTGGACGAGTACGGCGATCTGACCTGCGACTGCACGCCGGTCTTCACGCCTGGCGTGGTCAACCCCGACGTCCTCGACGGAGACATCGTCTTCGACCCGGACGTGCCCGTCGGTGAGATCCTGCCGCAGGTGTGGGAGTCGCTCGAGATCACGGTCGCTCAGTCCATCAAGGACGTGGCGTCCAAGCTCGAGGACATCGTCGGCCTGCTGCCCGGCAAGCAGGGCACCATGGTCTTCAACTCCATGATGGTGATGAACCGCAAGCGGCCCACCATCGGGGACTACAAGGCCAGCGTCCACCACGACCGGCAGAAGGAGAACCTCCTGATCCTGGACGTGAGCGGCTCGATGACCGAGAGCACCGTGCGTGCGATCGTCGACGACGTCGTGGCCCTGTCCTACATGGCCAACGCCCACCTCGCCATCGTCAGCAACGACGCCTTCTACTGGGCGCCGGGCACGTACGACAGCGACGCCGTGCTGAAGAAGGCGCAGTTCGGCGGGACCTACTACGAGGAGCTGGCTCCTCTGCTGAACCGGGACTGGGGCGTCGTCATCACGGTGGCGGACTACGACTCCAGCCGGTCGGCAGCCGAGCACATCAACCGGGTGTGCTCCGGTCACATCGACGAGGTGCTCGACATCTCGCTGGTGAACCGGCCGACGTTCCTCGCTGAGTGCGTCGGTCAGCTGGCAGACAAGGTCACGCCGCTGCTCATCGCTCGCAGCGCGCACGTCCTGGCCTGATGGCTGGGCTGCACCAGTGCCCGTGCTGCGGCTACAAGTTCGAGGACGCTGAGTCCCTCGAGCAGCACGACTGCCCTGAGCAGTACTCGTAGTGCTTCCTCCCCCGGCTGGGGCGACCGTGTTCACCGAGCCGGGGGAGGACCCAAGCAAGATCGGAACGACAGAAAAAAAAATCTGGCGTGTCCGTGCATCACCGCAACATCCATCAACCAGAGAGAAAGGGGCCCCCACATGGGAGCCAAGAACCCGAAGCAGGTCACGATCTACGGCCGGCTCAGCTTCCCGACGTTCACCGCCAAGGAGGCGTTCGACCTCAGCCTGAAGGGCAGCTACCCGGCGGCGGACATCGCCTCGGCGTCGCCGTCGTTCCAGCTGGTCGTCGAGCAGGCGCAGCTCGACAAGCTGCGTGACCACATCGTCGACGAGTTCTTCCCCTACTGCATCGAGCAGGAGAAGAACGGCGAGAAGAAGGACGTGCTCAGCGCCAAGGAGGTCGCGGACCTGCAGGCGCAGATCGAGGGCGACGACTTCGACGGGGTGTACAACACCCCGATCAAGAACGTCCACGAGAAGACGGCCGAGCTCGCACCCGAGGCGGTCGCCACCGTCAAGGTGCTCGGCAACAAGGGCACGGACATCGAGCTGAAGGCGATCGTGAACGAGGAGGCGGAGCTGGCTGTGCCGGACCCCGACCTGCTGCAGTTCCCGGTGCTCAAGCCGCTGTCGGCCACGGTCCACTCGATGTACCCGGGGTGCTACGTGGCCGTGACGCTCAACCTCTACGCCTACCACAACGGCAAGCTGCCGGGCTTCTCGGCCGGCGCCGGGGTGGCGGTGTTCAAGGCGGACGGCGACCGCTTCGGTGGTGGCTCGACCGTCGACGAGGACGAGATCTTCATGGACTGAGGTCCACCACTGGGTCCGGTCTCCTGCCGACGGAGGCCGGACCCTCTCGCCCCCGTAGCCCAACGGTGAGAGGCAGCTACCTCAAAAGTAGCCACGAGCTGAAGCAGCTGGGAAGTTGCTCAGACAGTGTGGGTTCGAGTCCCACCGGGGGCACATGCCCATAGATACCGGGTGACCAGGTCCAGGCCGGCTCCGAGGTTCGAGTCCTCGGCACCCACGCAGCAAGGGCAGCAGGCCCAGCGCATCGAGAAAGGAACTCGCATGATCGAACGCTTCAGCGCGAGCGTGGCAGCCAAGCAGATGGCATGTCACGCCAGCGCCAACCTCGAAGTGGCGATCCCGAACTGGACGCCACCCGAGATCGACGAGACCCCGGCCGCAGCCGCGGGCACCTCGGTCCACTCCATCCTCGAGAAGGTGTGGGAGCTGAGCGCAGGTGACCTGCACGCCTTCGCTCGCATCGTGCAGTACGTCGCAGACCTGCGGTCGACACGACGGTTCAAGGTGCTGATCGAGCAGACGGTCGAGGCCACCTGGCTGGCGACCAAGCCGAAGACCACCGCAGACCTGGTGCTCTACACGCAGGACGAGATCCACGTCATCGACACCAAGTGGGGGAAGATCCCCGTCGAGGTGATCGAGAACGACCAGCTCCTGTACTACGACGTGTGCTACGCACCGCTGGCACCGAAGGCGAAGGGCGTGACCAACCACATCCTGCAGCCGAGGGCCAACATCATGGAGAGCTGGTTCGCTGACACGAACCGCATCGCTCAGTTCATGAAGGACGCCATCGCCACGGAGAACGCGATCCAGAACGGAAGCGTGACCTTCGGGCCGAGCGACCACTGCAAGTTCTGCCCGGCCAACCCGCACTCGCGCGGGGTGAAGGGCAAGCCCATGTGCCCGGCCATGATGCAGATGCTCTATCCGGCACCACTCAACGAGGACGAGATCCTCTCACTCTGAAGGGAGCGACATGAACCAGCGATTCAAACTCGTGGGTCTGGACTTCGAGACCTACGGTGCAGTGTCTCTCCCGGATCACGGGCTCGAGCGCTACGTGCAGGACCCCACGTTCCAGCCACTGATCGCCTGTCTCTGGAGGCAGGACTACCCAGGGTCGGTGGAGTACGTGGACCTGGACCTGACCCACAACTACGACTGGGCCCGGACCCAGCTGTTCGGATTCCTCGAGCAGCAGGACGTCAAGATCGTGGCACACAACGCAGGCTTCGAGCGTGCGGTGCTGCGATGGATGGGTCGGGACTACCCGGCCAACTGGTTCATCGACTCGGCGGTGGTTGCCCGTGCCGTAGGTGCAGGCTCGAGCCTCGAGGCTGCGGCACCGCAGCTCCTCAACATCGACAAGCTCGAGCTGGGCAAGCAGCTGATCAAGCTGTTCTCCATCCCGGGCAAGTACCAGGAGGCGAACGGCAACGGGTTCTTCGACCGCAACATCGTGCTCGACCACCCGCAGGAGTGGAAGGACTTCGTACGATACTGCCGGCTCGACGCTCAGCTCGGGTACCAGATCGTCGAGAAGTACGGCGAGCTGCTGCCCCGCAAGGAGCAGGACTACTGGGCTGCGACCATGCGGATGAACGAGACCGGATGGCACGTCGACATCGACACGGTCGAGGAGATGCAGCGGCGCTACCTGGAGAACCAGGCCGTCGCACTCGAAGAGTTCAGGGCTACGTGCGCAGCACCGGATCTGAACCTCAACAGCTTCCCGCAGCTCAAGCAGTGGTGTGCTGATCGAGGCATCCGGGTCAACAGCTTCGACGAGCAGCACGTCGCTCGCCTGAAGAAGCGGCTCGAGACCAAGCTCGCTGGCATGACGGGCTACGAGCCCAAGTGGCAGGGGTACTACGAGGTGCTACAGCTGGTGAACACCAAGCAGATCCTCGGCGGGTCATCGCTGAAGAAGCTGAAGACCATCCTCGACACCGAGTACGAGGGTCGCCTGAAGGACCAGTACCTCCACATCGGCGCCGGCCAGAGCTGGCGTACGACGGGACGCTCGGTCCAGATGCAGAACCTCAAGCGGATCGGTGAGCCGGACGACATGCTCGAGCTGCAGGACCAGGACGTGGAGTGGGACAACGACAAGCTGGCGAGGAACATCCGTCAGTCGTTCACGTCTCGCCACCCGTCGGGCCTGCTGCTGGTCGGTGACTTCTCCTCGGTCGAGAACCGAGGATTGGCATGGGCAGCGGGCGAGACCTGGAAGGTCGATGCCTTCCGGCAGGGGCTGGACCTGTACAAGGTGGCGGCCACGAAGTCATTCGCTGTGGCGTACGACGACGTGACCAAAGACCAGCGCCAGTTCGGCAAGGTGGGCGAGCTCAGCTGTGGGTACCAGGCTGGGCCCGAGGCGGTGCAGTCCTTCGCCTCCGGCATGGGTGTCGACCTCAGCGAGGGCGAGGCCGCGGCCATCGTCAACAGCTTCCGGTCTGCCAACCCGGAGATCGTGAACTTCTGGTGGTGGCTGGACGAAGCCCTACACCTGGTGGTCGAAGAGGGCTACATCCGAGAGTGGGTGCTCCCCGACAACATGGTGCTGAGGCTGCTGCCCTACGTAGCACCGGACTCACTGATCCAGCAGGTCGAGGACAACCCTGCTACCCGAGGTCGCAAGATCATCTCGGTCAAGATGCAGGTCAACTTCGACGACACCTCCGAACCGTTCATGGTGCGGTGGTTCCACGGCTGCTATGTCAAGGGCCGCAGCATCGTGTACTACAAGCCGACCGATCGCAAGACGGGCGACCTCTGGAAGGACACGTTCATGCACCCGAAGACCAAGAGGGAGACCGACCACACCATCTACGGTGGCAAGCTGGCCGGGATCTTCACGCAGTCGTTCTGCCGTGAGCTGTTCATGCAGAGCATGAAGAGCCTCGACAGCTGGGTGCGCAACTACCCGAAGCAGCTCGAGCTGGTTGGCCAGTTCCACGACGAGCTCGTGGTTGACTGGATTCCCGTGGCTCCAGCACCCGGCAGGCTCGGGCAGTACGAGGCGATGGATTGGATGGAGAGAATCATGTCCGACCCAGGTCGAGTGGCCAGCTTCCCGCTGGCTGCAGAGATCAAGGCCGACTACCGGTACACCAAGTAGAACGGCACCGGCCCCGTCAGCATGTGACGGGGCCGGTGTCCTCCGGAAAGGAACTCGCATTGAACGTAACACATCTCGTCGGAGTAGATCCAGGCATCGTCCACACGGGCGTAGTGATGCTGACGATCGACGAGGACCAGCGCATCGTCGACAACGACTACATCGTCATCGCAGGTACCGACACGGTGCGTCTGCAGCAGTGGCTGGCGGGATACCAGAAGATCCCGAACACGCACATCTTCATCGAGGCGTACCGACCACGGTCGCACTTCAACACCGACGCGCGCATGACCGAGGCGGTCAACGCCACACGTGCTGCGCTGCCGGGCTCGATCGTGCTGCTCAACACCGGCGTCAAGAAGGTGGTGAAGCAGCCACTGATGGAGCTGCTCGGAGTGTGGAAGTTCAGCACCCCGACGCACCACCAGGACCTAAGGTCCGCGGCGCGCATCGCTCTGCTCGGGGCACTCCGAGACGACAAGCTCAACCGAATCATCGCGGACATCGTGCGCGATCACATCAACGGTAACGACTGGTGCGTTACCACTGCCTGAAGGGGACAACATGAGGGACGAGAACGGAAGCACCATCACCACCACGGACGAGCCGCTCTTCGAGCTGACTCAGCGAGAGGGCAACCTCGGCGAGGTCATCGATCAGCGAGTCGCTGTCTACGGTGAGCCGGTCAACGGCTTCGTGCGGATCGCACAGGTCTGGTCCGGCATCCTCGGGTTCGAGGTGCAGCCGGCGCAGGTACCGCTCTGCCTGATCGGGATGAAGGCGGTGCGCGCCAGCATCACGCCGGACTACTCCGACAACAGCGACGACATCGAGGGCTACCTCGACATCTTCCGCAAGGTCGTGGGCGACGACATGATCCAGGCCCGCTCGGTCACGGACTACGTGACCATGAAGCAGATGCGGCGCGGACGATGAACGCCATCGAGCGGCGTCTCGCCCACTGGATGGAGGTGCTGCGCAAGCCCGACCCGGCCGCCGCCGACGGCGTGGTCGGCAGTCGCGACCGCACACTCCGGGGCAAGGCGAGGATCAAGGCGCGCAAGGCTGCACGCCGATGAGTCGGAAGATCCCGGCCGAGTTCTACCTCGAGCTCGAGCCGAAGATCGGCCAGCGCTGGATCAACGGTGGCTACGAGGAAGCCGTCGAGTCTGTGAAGGTAGCGCGCACCACGGTCAAGAAGCCGGACAACGTCGGGCGCAACAACGTGGTGGTCAAGCTCAAGGTCTACGTGCCGGAGCACGTGTTCATCAACGCCATCGCAGAGGCGACCATCGTCATCCCGGACGACATGATCGAGACCGTCAAGGTCGAGGCCGTCGTACCGGAGGGGGAGTGATCGGGTGCGGCGCCACGAAGCCAAGCACCGACCCGCGCTACGTGTGGGTCTGCGTCACCGATCGCTTGCACCTGGTGGACAAGTGCAACTTTCAACGAGTCCCGGCCGACGATGGCGAGTTCGACCGGGACATGCTGACCAACGAGATCGAACAGGAGATTGTCGATGAGCTTGGTAGTGAATGACCTGGCCGCCGCAGCTGGTTTCACCCTGTTCGACTACCAGGCGGAGGCACCCAGCCACGCCATCGGCAGCGAGGGCCAGGAACGGCTCTGCCTGTACTACAAGACCGGGGCGGGGAAGAGTGTCACCGCGCTGCTGTGCGCCCGTCTGTGGGGCCAGGACGCCGCTGTGGTGATCGCTCCTCCGTCCACCCATCCGGCATGGAAGGAGGCCGGCCGGCGCTGGGGTGTCACGGTGGAATGCATCAGCCATGCCAAGTTCCGGATGGCCGACACTGTGCTCAGCCGTCACCGCATGGTGATCGCTGACGAGATGCACCTGTTCGGTGGGCAGGGCGGCAAGGGCTGGAAGAAGCTGGACCGGCTGGCCAAGGGCCTGCTGGCCCCGCTGATCCTGGCCTCGGCCACGCCCAACTACAACGACGCGGAGCGGTGCTACTGCATCCAGCATGTGCTCGACCCGCTGTCGTGCAAGGGAGGGTTCCTGCAGTTCATCTACCAGAACTGCGAGACCGAGCAGAATCCCTTCGGTCAGATGCCGAAGGTGACAGGGTTCCTGCACTACGCCGATGCAGCCGAGTACCTCTCGAGCCTGCCCGGCGTGGCGTACCTGCCGGACGACCTGGTCTACACGATCGACGACGTGGAGCTCTACGCCCCGCCGTCAGCAGTGATGCTGCGGTACGGGTACAACGAGCAGAAGCATCGAATGATCGCCAGCCAGATCGAGGAGCGTCACACCCGGATCCAGCAGGGTCTGATCTCCGACACCGGGCAGCTGGACATGGGAGCGTGGGACCTGATCGAGCCGATCCTCGAGAAGGCCAAGTCCCCTGTGCTGGTCTTCGCCAACCACTCCACGGTGGCGGAGTCGCTAGCACGACGCCTGATCCTGAACGACGTCGAGCACCGTCTCGTGACGGGCAAGACGCCGAGCAAGGTGAAGGACACCTACATCGCAGAGTTCAACGCCGGGTTGGTCGACGTGCTCGTGGGCACGGCGAGCCTGGCAACAGGGACCGATGGGATGGACAAGGTGTGTGACACCCTGATCATCCTCGACGACACTGACGACGACAGCCTGCGGCGTCAGCTCATCGGGCGGATCATGCCGAGAGGCGAAGGCGGAGACGCCAGCACGAAGCAGGTGTACCGAGTGACTCTGACTCCGTGACCCGGGGGTGGGGTGGCATCCACGCCACCACGGAGGAGGAGCGAATGGACACCATCGAAGAGCGGATCGAACGACTGCTGGACCAGCTGGAGAACCCACACCTGAAGCCCTACGAGGTCGAGGCCATCGAGGGCAAGGTGCAGTTCCTCCGGTCACTACAGCCGGCGTGAGGTCCAACGACCGGGGCCCATCGCAAGTGGGCCCCGGTCGCCACCACTAGACAGGGGCGAACATGCTGCAACTCAAGACGAAGAAGGAGCTGGCGACCGAAGCCTTCAAGCTGGCGTCGGGCAACCAGCTCGTGCGCTACCGCAACGTGACCTACATCCCAGCGGACTTCGAGACGCTGGAAACCTCGGTGGTTCCAGCACCCGAGCGCACCATCTGGCTGCCGCTCAACCGAGCGCGCATCCAGCAGCTGGCCGCCATCCAGTTCGACACGCTGTTCTCCTCGGACGGGGAGCTGTCGAGCTTCGACTTCATGGTCGCGCAGAACGCGCGGCTCGAGGAGCGGCCGGCTACCTCTCTGCTGGTCCGCACACCGAACGGACTGCAGGAGCTGGACGAGAAGGGGCAGCTGGTCACACCCGACCAGACCTTCCGACCGAACACGCTGCTGCCGATGCTCAACACCGACACCGCGGCCAAGGAAAAAACTTTCGCCGTGATCGAGGAGTGGCTGAACTCTGAGGAGGAGGCACACTCCCTGCTCTACCATCTGGCCACGTGTCTGGCCCCGGGTTACTCCGCGGTCAAGTACGTGATCCTGCTGGGTGAGGGACGCAACGGCAAGTCCGTGCTGCTCAAGATGATGCAGTCGCTGTTCGGCCGGGACAACGTCTCGACCGTCACGCGACAGCAGATCGCAGAGCAGAACCCTGTGGTGACCGAGCTGAATGGAAAGCTCGTGAACATCGTCTTCGACGGCAGGGCCGAGTATCTCAAGGACTCGGGCACGGAGAAGTCACTGATCGCGGGTGAGCTCGTACCGATCCGGAAGCTGTACGAGTCCACGCCGACGATGGTGCAGACCAACGCGCTGTTCATCGAGGGACTGAACCGAGAGCCGAAGTCGAACGACAAGTCGGTCGCCCTGCAGAAGCGGCTGGTGCGGTTCCAGTTCCCCAACATCTACGCGCTCGACCACGCATTCGAGAAGTCGATGCTCAGCGCAGAGACACTCGGTGCGTTCCTGGCTCTGCTGATCGACCACTACGTCTGTGAGGACGACGTGGCTGTGAAGCTGGCGCCGACGACGAAGGCCATCGAGCTGCAGCTCGAGCACATGTACGTCAACTCGATGGGCCTGCAGTTCCTCAAGTACATCGAGGAGACAGGGCCCGAGGGAACGGTGGGTCTGCTGGGTCAGCCGATCGCTGACATGGCCAAGCTGTTCCAGTCGTGGCGCCTGAAGGAGAACGACCTCGGTACATGGGCAGAGCCTGACGTGGTGGAGCTGTTCAAGCCACTGGTCAACACCGAGCGCAAGTCACAGCGGATCAACGGATCGGTCCGCAAGGTCCGGGTGGTCACCTCGTTCAAGACCGAGGCGGCCGCCTTCATCGAATCACTGGAAGGGAGCGACGCAGATGCAGCACTCCTCGACGCCCTGGTGGATGACTGACGAGTACGTCCACGACATCCCCATGCCGGAGGCGTTCGTCGACTACGCAGGGCCCAAGGGTCCGGCACTCGTGCGGGCGTGGCCGTCGGGCATGACCGACGAGGGCTGGGGTCTCAACCCTCCGAAGAACGGAGGCGACGGGTTCATGCCGCGCTACATGCGCGGTGAGTTCTCCGAGCGCCGGCCGCTCTACGGATACGAGCGTGGACGCTGGGCGTTCGCGTTCGTGATGCGCAGCCTGCAGCTGGTGTGCATCGACATCGACGGGAAGAACGGTGGCTTCGAGCACGCGAAGCGGATCGGAATGCTGCCGCCCACGCTGGCCGAGACCAGCAAGAGCGGCAACGGCTACCACCTGTTCTACCTCCACGAGGAGGAATGGGATCCCGTCACCGGCTACGGCCAGCTCAACGACCGCATCGGTCTCGAGCAGGGGGTGGACTTCCGGGCAACCGGCTGTGTCTACCACCACAACACGCAGCGATGGAACATGCGTCAGCCGGCAGTCCTGCCGGACCACGTGTTCCAGCAGCTGCACCGTCGGCAGCAACAGCAGTCGGCGTCCACTGCCAGGATCTTCACGGTCCTGGCGAACGAAGATCCTCTGGAGGTTCTCATGATGCAGGACACCTTGGTCGACGAGCTGGCCAAGCCGATCCCCGCGGGGAAGCGGAACAACACCCTGTTCGCCATCGGCAGCCAGATGATGCTGGCGCAGGTGCCGGACTGGGAGCGGCTGGTGACCGAGCGGGCCGACCACGTCGGGCTCGGCGCTGACGAGATCAGCAAGCTCGTCGGCAACATCAACCGCTACGGCGCATCCCAGCAGGTGCAGCCGTGAGGCGCGGGCGTTGGCTGGTCACCTGGACCGAGAACGGCAAGCCTCGGCGCAAGCAGTTCAAGCAGTGGGGTCCGGCCTGGCAGTGGCTCATGTGGGTCGTGGACATGTACGAGGACGTGACGTTCACGGACCTCGAGTACGAGATCACGCTGCGCGAGGGCTGAGATGAGGAGCCGACACGACCTTCGGGTTGTGTCGGCTCCTCTCTTTTTTGCGGGTATCCTTCGGCCATGAGCACCGCTCCGGAAACCGAGAACTCACTCCTGTCCGAAGTAGAGAAGACACTTCGTGAGAGGTTCGACAAGGATGAGGCCAACAAGCGTCGCATCCCGAGCACGGCACGCGACGCCGCGTCGTCCGATCGCCACGACCAGCTCGTCCTCCCGGATGAGATGAGGGCGAAGATGCCACTGACGAAGGACAAGTACCTCGTCAAGGAGAACCCGCACCTCGTGGCCTGGGAGCGTGAGGTCCGCAAGTTCCTGCGCAACCTCAGCCCCGTGCATGGGCACCGGGTGGCAGCCGTGATGATCTACGAGTGGGCCACCGGCATCCGCATCCAGGACATCATGGAGCTCGAGAAGCAGGGGCAGCCGGGCAAGACCAGCTGGCGGGCCGACCTGCGCAAGATCAACCAGATCCTCGAGTTCTACTTCGGCAAGCCGTACATGACCTACATCGCCGGGCGCAAGGTGCCCAAGGCATACCGCGTGCGGCCCGGCTACTTCATCCGCCGGCACCGACCTTGCACGCTCACGCTGTGGGCGGAGTACCAGGAAGGCACGCTCTACCCGTGAGCCGGACCGTCGAGCCCGACGGCACGGTGGTCTACCGCTACAAGGGGCGCGGGCCCGTGCGGTACAAGCGCCGTGGCGACGAGCGACCGTGGACACCGAAGCAGCGCAGCGAGCAGGCGGTACGGTTCGGCACCCGCTGGTTCGAGCCGCTCGAGCTGCTGGCCGAGGACCGTCGTACGATGCCGAAGACCCGGCCGGACGAGGACGGGGTCACGCACAAGATGCTGTGCCGCTGTGACATCTGCAAGGACAACGAGCGGGTCGTGAAGCTGAAGCGTCAGGAGCTGGGTCTCAAACCCTGATCGTGCTCTGCTCCTTGTCGAGCAGCTCGGTGTCCATCTGCGGGCCGCCCTCGATGCGCTGGAACACCTGCGAGATCGACTCGAGGTCCTTGCCCATGATCGCCTGCAGGATCAGCGTGGCAGCCGTGTGGTCGAGGACGTCGGGGCTGTCCTTCCAGATGGTCTGCACGGTGCCGAACCGCTGGTGCCACAGCCACAGGATGCGGGTGTCCAGGCTGGCACGGTGTGCGTCGGGGATCTGCTTGCGGAACTTCCGCTGCAGCGGGATCAGGTCGGCCACGGCCGGCTCCCTTCGATGGCGCAGTAGAGCAGGCCGAGGATGGCCCAGGCCAGTGCCCCGAAGCACAGGCCGAGGCAGCAGTTCACCAGGAACGCCTTCATGTCTCGTCCTCCTGCGCCTTCCCCACCCGGTCGACCAGCTCGATCAGACCGGCCGTCACCATCATGGCAACCCCAGCAAGAGCGAGACCAACAGCAGGCAGGAAGCCCGCCTTGTCGAAGCGCACGATCATCCCAGCTCCCCTCCCGTGAGATCCACGAAGTCAATCTCCACCACCTGGCGAGTGGCCGGATGTGAGCCTGCCCTCCGCTTGCCCACCATCCTGTCCAAGATCATCTTGCGGGCCTTGTTCGCACGGGTCATGGCGCCACGCTGAGCGGCGTCCGGGTTGTTGGCAATGTCGAAGAGCGTGCGAGCGATGAGCTCGTACGCCGGGACCTGGATGAGCTCGTCGTCCAGCATGATCGGGTAGTCCGCCACCTGCTGCAGAGCCTGGCGGATGCTCACGTTAGGCACGCTGCTTCACCCGCTTCTGCTGACGGTCCTTGCTGCGCCGCTTGGCCAGCGGCTCGAGCGAGGAGCCGCGGTAGTCGTGGCCGATGTGCCAGTGGTTCCCGCACCGGTACGGGTGCAGCCGGTCCTTGGTGAAGCCACCCCTGTTGGCGTTCATCAGGTTGCGCGCTGCCTGCTTGGCCGAGCGCTCCGAACCGAAGGACACCTTGTCCGCCTGCTCGCAGTACTTCCAGTTGCTCATCGTCTCCACACTCCCGCCCAGTCTTCCTCGTAGCTGACACTGCCCTGCCGGTGGTGGGCGCTCATGTCGAAGAACGACCCGTTGAAGAAGTCCAGCTCCTTCGTCGCCTGCACTGCATATCGTAGAGCGTCCATCATGTTGGAGTGCTTGTCGTGGAGCGGCTTGTCGGTCCACATCTGCAGCCGGGAGTTGAACTCGTACTTGTAGTTCTCGAGGCACTCGAGCAGCCACTGGCAGTTGCCGTAGGCCAGCTCGTTGCCCGGGGTCCACAGCTGCTCGGTGTCCCCTGACTCCGTGCTGCCGTGGATGATCGTGTTGTAGAGCGCCATCCGTGTCTGCTGGATGTCGGTCACCAGGTCGTAGTCGCCCTGTCGAGAGCCGGGGATCTTGTAGACCTTGTTGCTCTTGGCCAGGACCGAGACGTTCGGGAAGACCTGGCGCATCATGTCGGCCGGTGTGGTGTTGACCGCCTTCTCATGGTGGTCGCCGTCCCACGGCAGGATGATCTGAGCGATCCGGTTGAAGTAGTGCTTGGTCCTCAGCTCGTCGACGTACTCGGGCAGAGCCTTGCCGTGGCCCTCGCCGCAGTCGTAGAGGAAGAGCCGGTTGTTGAACCACTGGAACGCGATCCACGCTGTGGCGTCGGAGTGCAGGCCGGACGAGCCGATGTCGAAGACGACGTAGACCGGGTGGCCCGGGTCGAGGTTGAAGATGTGGACCCGCTTCTCAGCGACCATCTTCATGTACGCCTCGCCGTAGACGGCGGCCGCGTCCATCTCCTCGAAGCTGGTGTAGTACTCCTGCTCGAACATGCGGTCGTTGCCGAACCGCTTGAGGTAGGTGTCGCGGATCCGCTCGAGCTCGGCGGGCATCAGCACCGGCGGCAGACCGGCACGACGCATCATCTCGTTGAGGTCGTCGATCGTGCGCTGGATGACCTGCGCCTCGGGGTTCCCCTTCAGCGACTCCATCAGGGCCCACAGCGGGTTCTTCCGCCGGCCACGAGGAGTCGAGACGACGCGGAGCTTCTTGTCCTCAGCCCTGTTCTCGAGGATCGGCATGAGCCGCGGCACCGGGTCCTCCCGGTAGAACAGCGCGAGCTCGGTGATCGTGTACCTCTGGAACGAGGTGCCGACGCCGGACTTGTCCTGGCCCGACTGGAAGTAGCCCTGCAGCTTGAGGCGGCTCTTGTTCGTGAACCGGCCCTCCATGACAGTGGCCTTCCAGTCGACGAGCTCGGCCGGCACGTTGTCCATCAGGCCCTGCACGTAGTCGCCGGTCACCGGGTCGATGTAGGTCTTGTCCCACAGGATGTCCCGGATCATCGGGTTGTTCAGCGAGATGTAGACCCCGGTGGTCTTGGGCGTCCGGAGGCAGGCGTCGCACTCCTCCATGGACGCGGCCACGTCCTTACCAGACTGGCGAGGCAGCACCGCAATGCCGTATCGCTTCGAGCGCCACATCTTGTGGAGCTCCTGCTGGTAGGGACGTGGCCGGTAGTAGACCGGGAAGGTAGCCACCTGGCTACTCGTCCTCGGTGTCCAGCGCGACGTCGGTGCTGTTCGCCTCGCCCTGCTCGACGTGGGTCTGCGTGGCGGGGTCGAACTCGACCTGCGGCTGGCGCGTGCGCTTGCGGAAGATGTCGGAGATCTTCGGCGCGTAGTTGGTCATGTTGCCCATGCTGCGTCCTCCTCTCAGATCCTCAGGTTCGGCAGGCCGATGGTGCCGAACAGCGTGCTGAAGTCCTCACCCTGGTCGCCGTTGCCTGCCTTGCTGGTGATGCCTACCTGAGGAGGGTCAGCGGCCGGGGCGCCCCCGGCGGCCGGCGCAGCAGGGGACGAGCCTGCGCCGGCCGCACCGCTGTTGGCAGCCGCAGTCGGGGCGGGAGCAGCTGCTGCCTTGGCGGCCCTCTCAGCAGCCACCTGCGTCCGCAGTTGGTCGATGATCGGCTGGACAGGGATGCTATACCCCTGCAGCTTGCCATCATTCCTCAGCTCGTAGGGCTTGGCCAGCGTGGCAAAGCGATTCGCCAGCTCGAGGTCGAAGCCCTTGGTGCCGGGGATCAGGTCGAGGTTGTTCTGGAACAGCTCGATCGAGGAGTGGATGGTGTCGAGGAAGGACTTGTTCTCCTCCATCGCCCGGCTTGCCCGGTCCTGAACCTCGCGGGCCAGGATCTGCTTGACCGCGTCCTGCCACTCCTTCGCGTCGGCGGAGTCACGGATCGTCTCCATGCCCTCCTTGCCGATGGCCGGGACCTGCATCCCGACCATGAGCCGCGGGTGCTGCTGCAGCACCTCGAAGTAGCGGGCGTGCTCCTTCTTCACCTCGTCGAGCGCGGCGTCCTGGTAGCCCTTGGAGACCTTCTGCTCGAAGCTGGTGCTCAGCTCACCGAGCTTGGGGACGAAGGACGCAGGATCGGCGGTCCAGCCAGCCGGGAGATCTCCGCCGCCGGATCCGGCTGCGTCGCCTGCAGCAGATCCAGCAGCAGCTCCTTCAGCTCCGCCAGGCTGTCCGTCACCTCCACCTGCACCGGCGTCTGCACCAGCATCAGCCGGTCCGCCACCTGCAGCGGGAGCTCCGGCAGCTGCCGGCTCACCAGCAGAAGCGGAGGCTCCATCGCCTGCAGCAGCCGCTCCTCCAGCTGCGGCACCATCTCCAGCAGCACCGTCGCCAGAGCCTGCTGCAGGCGCAGCGCCTGCTTCGCCCTTCTTCGCTGCAGGATCGTCCTCGGCCACGAAGACATCCATGAGAGCACCGAACGCAGCGTCGCCCGAGAGCGAAGCCAGGTCGATGCCTTCGGTCTCGGCTGCCTGCTCACTCACCGTTCACCCCGGAGCGCATGGCCTCGAGCTCGTCGGCCAGCTCCTGCTGGTCGTCGGGCGTGTACTCGAAGCGGATGTTGTCGAGGAACTGGGTGAGCCCGGTCTGCCCGAAGAACATCTTGTGGACCTCGGAGATCGCGCCGAGCTCGATCGCGGCGAACGGGTCGGCGCAGTCCCAGGCCAGCTCCCAGCCCAGGATGGCCTTCTGCCAGTCGCGCAGGAGGTTCTTGTAGTGGAGGCGGTTCTCGAGCGCGTCGTCCTCCGGGCTGTCGTACGACAGGCAGTCGGGGTCGCTGTCGATCTCCGCCTCGAGGATCGTGAGCAGCTCGTCGATCTTGGCGTAGTAGAGATCGCGGAAGTCGTTCATGTCCGCGAAGTCGATCTTCCCGTAGGAGTTGATGACCTTCGCGGCCCAGCCGGCGGTGACCCGGTTCTTCGCCTCCTTGCGCGCGGGGCGCAGAACCTCGCGCCACACCTCGAGCACGGTGTGGAACTTCGGCGCCTCCGGGATGTTGAGCTCCTCCTGCACGGTGAAGTCGCCCTCGATCACGTTGTTGTCCATGCTGGTCACACCTTCCCCTGCAGCTGCAGCTGCCGGAACTCTGTCTGGATGGCCCGGATCACGGTCCGGATGTCGTAGCACAGCACGTTCTCCACGTACTTGCGCTTGCACTCGGAGGGCACGAGCTCGCGGCCGCCGTAGTACTTCTCGACGTCCTCACGCATGAAGCCGTCGTTGCCGTTGTAGGTCACGACGCGGAACTGCTTGAAGCGCGGGTCGACGTAGATGCCGACCTGGTAGGACGGGAGCGTGATCTTGACCTGCGCGGGGCGGCCCTGGCCCTGGCCGGCGACCTCGAAGGTCTCGACGTACTCGCCGTTCTGAGCCTGCCGCGTCTCGACGCCGGTCTCGATGTAGTCGAGGACACGGCGGCCGCGGGGCTTCGGGAAGGCGGGCTTGAGCACCTCCTCCTGGAGCCACTGTCGTCCCTGGTCGTCGACCCGGATGACCTCGTGCTCGGACTTGGTGTTGAGCCGCTGGCCCGCCATCTCGTTCGGATCGCGCTGGGCAACGGGGGCCTGGGGCGCCGGAGCGGGAAGGGAGCCCTTCAGCTTGACGTACGCCTCCTTCAGCTCCTCGGTGGTGTACTCCCGGTAGTGCTTGTTGAACGGCACGCCGGCCGCCTTCAGCGCCTGGAAGTACTGGGACTTCTCGCTCTGGCTCATCGCCGCTCCCGTAGGTAGGTCTGCCTCTGCATGTGCTGAACAGTAGCAGCGGGAGCGGGTGCCGAACGGACCTGCTCGGGAGCCCGGCGTGTCGGGTCTAACCCTCAAGTAGAGGTAGAGGGTTTAGCGGGTGCGGGTCCGGTTGTAGTCACCCCCAGGGTGTCTACACGTTTCCCCAGGTCAGGGCCACAATCTGTGCCTTGTAGTCATGTAGTCACCCCGAACTCCGAAACCTCTCTGGATCCCTCTCATTCGGACAGACTTTTAGGGTGACTACGTGACTACATCGGCCAAAAAGGGCCTCTGACCTGCGGAAACGTGTAGTCACCCCAAGGTGTCTACAGGTGACTACAGTGACTACACCTGCTACTCAGGGCCGACGGGGGTCGTTGTAGGGCTTCGGCACCCCTGCGTCGGTGGTCCGCTGGCCGTAGTTGTTCGTCGCCCGGTGGTACTCGAAGGTCTCGATCGAGCCGTACTCGTAGCCGACGTTCACACTGACCGGGGTGTAGCGATAGACCACCAGGCTCAGCTGACCGAAGCTGTGCTCGGTGCCCTCACGGTGCAGCGGGATGGCGGCGTCGAACTCCTCGACGATGTCCATGACGTAGCGCCAGTGCTGGTGGATCTCGAACTCCGGCACGATCTGTAGCTCGGTAGCCGGCGTGACGATCGTGACCAGGTGGACGGCCGGCGGGATCGGGCTGTCGAGCTCGGTGGCCGGGTCGGTCGACAGCGCTGCGGTGAAGCCCGGCACAGTGTCGAACTCGACGACTGCAGCGATCAGGTAGTCGCTGTCCTGCAGCACAACAGCCTCGAGCGCCTCGTCGGTCTCGAGCGCCGGGTCCAGGTGGAAGGTCAGCGTGATCGCTGGCGAGACACCTGTGTCGGTCTCCGGCGCCACCCCGGCCCCGTGGCGTACACCGGGCACCACGACGCTGTCGGTCTCGAGCGCCTGGTCGAGCAGCACGTCCTGGTCGACGGCCGGGGAGACGCCGATGTCGGTCTCGGCCGCGGTACCCATGCTCACGAACAGCGCCTGCGCCGTGGTGTAGTGCGCCGCTACTCGGGCAGCGCTGAGAGCGTGGCCGTAGAACGCCAGCTCGTCGAGGACCCCAGTGAAGAACGAGGCGCTCTCGCCGGAGCCCATCCCCGCCCACAGCAGCGGGTCTCCAGACGTACCCGTGTTGCCGACGGCGACGGCGGTGCTGGCCACCTCGACCCCGTCGACGTACAGCCGAAGCGCGTCGCCCGAGCTCACGGTGGCCACGACGTGGTGAGCGACACCGTTGCGCAGGTTGACCGCGCCCGTCACGACGTAGTCGGTGTTGGCGATCCGGGCTCGTGCCTGCGCGAAGCCGGCGGAGGTCAGCTCGAGCCGGATCTGCTTGAAGGAGTTCAGCGATCCCCAGGCTCCGAAGAGCGGCACCGTCGTCCCATTGATGGTGCTGGTCTTGAACCATGCCTCGATCGACTGCCCGGAGCGAGCGGCGTACAGCCCGGTGCTCGAGCGAGTGGTGATGTCGTTCACGCCGTCGTAGCTGTAGGCGTTGTTGCCGACGTCGGCAGGGATCAGCCCGGACGCGGAGTGCGACGCCGCAGCCGAGCTCGAGCCGTTCGTGGCGTTGAAGCCACCGCCAGAGCTGTCGACGATCGTGCCGCCGGCTCCGACCGTGTCGTTCATCCGCCAGTAGCCCAGCGGGTTGTCGGCCGTCACGACCGGCGCGTACTTGCCGGTGACGAAGGTGCCTCGAGCCAGCTGGGTCTCGACCACAGTGGCCGGACGATGAACCGAGTCGACGATGGCAGTGACCGCGACAGCCGAGTCGATCTCCCGCTGGCCGATGCCCGCGGCCGTCGCACGCTCCTTGATGTCGGCAGCCGACAGAGCGGTGCCGTACATGGCGAACTCGTCGATCTCCTGCACGGTGTTCGACAGCTGCGGGGTGATGCCGGCCGAGCCGCCACCGACGAAGACAGTGCTGCCTGCCACCGTCCAGGTCTGCACCTGCGCGCCGTCGATGTAGAGCGCCAGCGTGTCGATCGTCGGGTCGTAGCTGTAGGCGATGTGGTGGATCCGGCCGTCCCGGATCTCCTTGGCAGGAGTGTGGGAGTACGTCGCGGTCGCCGTGGTGTCCGTGCGCAGCAGGACCTCGACCTTGCCGTCGGCCGCAATCCTTCCGATCATCGACTCGTGCGCGCCGCTCGAGCCCCACTTGCCACCCATGTACATCGGGAGGCCCTCGACGTCGGGTGTCGTGCGGACCAGCTGCTCGAACGTCATCGCGGCAACGTCAAGGCCGGCGGAGTCCGGAGTAGAGATCAGCGACGCCGACGTCCGGGTGAGCACCGCAACACCGGTGCCCGCCTCGAGGCCGAGACCAGGGCTCTGGCGCGTCAGGTTCGAGTTCGACGTCGAGTGCCGTGCGTTGCCCGAGCTGTCCTGGAACTGCCCGGACGCCTCGTCGAGCTTCCAGTAGATCAGCGGGCTGTCGGCCAGGATGACGGCCGAGAGCTCCGACGGCACACCGTGCGTGGTGTTCGTCGGGGTGATGGTGTCGGTCGACGTCGAAGCGTGGGCAGCGCCGGTCCAGGCGAAGTCGTGGCCGGGCACGTCCGCGGTGCCACCGTGGAACGTGTAGTTAGCGACACCGGGGAGAGCAGAGCCCTCGACCCACACAGCGTCGTCCGCATAGAACGTGAGTGCCGCGACCACTGGCTCGTAGACCCGCCAGTCCATGGCCGTGGTGGTGGCCGAGGCCGTACGAGTGACCGAGACGAACTGCCAGTCTCCGGTCGCGGTGACGTCGTTGACCGTGGTACCTGCGCCGCCGACCGTGTCGATCAGCTGGGCACGAATGGTCCGGCCGGCAGGGAACTTCAGCCACTGCCCGACGGTGTAGGTCTGCCCTCCCGTGACGGGCATGTCGGTGCCGCTGAGCTGCAGCCCCTCGGCAATCGCTGCACCTGTGCAGACCAGCTCCGCGCAGGCGACACCCTCATGGAAGTCGGACGTGATCCGGGTGAGCGTCGCGCCAGCACCCAGCGCCAGCCAACCCGTGGTGTTGACCTCGAACGACGGGTTGGTGAACTTGTTAGTGATCGTGGGCACGACCTACCTCCTCTCGAAAGGTCGAGGGAGTGACTCAGGAAGCCTGGTAGAACCCACCCGAGGCGAAGACCAGCGTGATGTCACCGCCGGAGGGAGCGACCACCAGGTCGAGCGCGAGCAGCGGGACGACGTCGGCGTCGGTGCCCGAGGTCGTGTCGGCGTCGTAGCAGATCAGCACCTTGCTGATCGCGTTGCCGGTGGCCGCCACCCACGACACGTCGTCGGCGTCGACCTCCTTGCGGTCGTTCGCGTCGTTGGTCGAAGCCGCGACACCGGTCAGGGTCTTGCGGCCCATCGTGGTCTGCTCGTTGCTCGCGCCGGCCAGCAGCGCGTCGAGCGTGTCGTAGTCGATCATGGTCGCGTCCGAGACGATGCCACTGGTCTCGATCGGCACCACGATGAACGCATCGTTGGCACCGGGGAGCGCGGCAAGCTCGGCCACGCGGCCCTTTGCGATGTTGAAGACGAAGTTCGCCATGTCAGTTCCTCTCTGGTGCCGGGACCATTATGGCCGCCGGGGATCGTTGAAGGGGATAGGCACCCCTGAATCGGTGAGTCGCTCGGTCCAGGACTCCATCGCCCTGGCGTAGTCGAACGTCTCGACCGACCCGTACTCGTAGCCCGCGTTGACCGAGATTGGTGCGTAGCGGTACTGCACCAGGCTCAGCTGGCCGTAGCTCTGCTGCTCCGAGCTCGCGTGCAGGTCCTCGGTGGGGAAGTCCCAGTAGCCGTACGTCGTGCAGTCGACGAAGAGCGAGACCACGAAGCTGTTGGTGAAGAAGGTGTCGAACTCGAAGTTGGTCGGCGGCAGCTCGGTCCAGGGCAGCTCGGCCCACAGCGTGCCATCCTCGTGGCTGACCGAGACCCGACCCTCCATCCGAAGAGGAGAGACGGCAGTCACCCTGACCTCGACCTCCCAGCGCATCCAGTGGCTGCCGTCGTAGCCGCCGCCGTAGACCACCGGATCCGTGGGGTTGAGGAAGACGTTGCCGTTGATCAGCTGGATCGGAGCCGGCGCCGTGTTCTCGATGCTGTTCTGGTAGAGCCCGAACTGCCGGGCGAAGAAGGTGGCGCCCATCTTCGTCACGGCGAACAGCAGGTCGACGGTGTCGGTGGTGAACTCACCGGAGCCGGCGTTGGGCGGCTCCTGGTACTTGGTCCAGCCGTACGCCAGCACGCCAGCACCGACGATGCAGGGCACGCGTGTCCCCCACCAGATGCCGGCCGAGTTGATCGGGCCGAAGTCCGGGTCGGGGTGGGAGTTGCCGCGCAGGCTGCGTCGTCCCTTGAACGACTCCTGGTCGGTGACCTCGCAGCTGTAGACCGTCTCGCCGCCGCCGTCCTCGTACCAGTCGTGCGAGAAGCCGAGCAGGCTGCTGGTGGTGTCGGGCCCCGGGAACGCTGTTCCGGGAGCGACGTCTTCGAAGTCCGGCACGGTGAAGATCTGGCGCATCGGCAGGTCCCACGTGTCGACGAGCAGGGTGTAGTCGGCCTCGATGCCGTAGTCCGAGTCGACGGTGACCAGCACCCACACCTCCTCGCCAGGCTCCACGGGAAGGATGTCGTCGTCGACCTGGCCCGTGATGCCGAACAGCACGCCGGGACTCGGGTCACCGTTGAGGAACGCGCCGTCGCGGTAGAAGAAGATACCGACGAGCGCAGGGCCGTTGGTGTTGAGCAGGTCGACGAGGAGCTCGAAGTACTCCTCCTCGGTGAAGCCCTGTCCGTTGACGTACGCCACCAGCTCTGCGTACGTCTCCTGATCCGGATGAAGCAGCGGCCATCGGGTGTGCAGGTCTTCCAGGTCCACCGGGTCGAAGCCGACCGCGACGTTGCTGACCTGGAACTCGAGGATCCTGCTCTCCTCGATCGTGAGCTTCCACCAGTAGTACTTGGTGCCAGCGAAGCCGGCGGGCAGGCCCTGGGCCGTCACGTTGTCCACGGCCAGCAGGGCTGGCTCTCCACCCGGAGGCGCCTCCCAGGAAGCCTCCAGCCCCGGCGCTGCCATCAGCCCAGCTCCGACGCATCGACCGACTGCGCGAAGAAGAACCACTCCTTCATGTCGCGCTGGATCAGCAGCTGGTCCTCGATGTCGAAGGTGGTGCCGTCCTCAGGCAGCGGGTTGTGGTCACGGAAGATCTTCGAGATCTCGATGGGCATTCCGTGGATGTCCCAGCCCTTGATGCCGTAGCGGAGCATCCCCTGCCAGTTGCCCAGCCCGATACCGACCTGCTGCAGGTGCGCCCATGCGTCATGTGCTCGGTTCGCTCCCTGCGTGTTGGTCTCGAGACGCCACGGGATGAAGTACGTGTCGATCGAGGAGTGGCTCGGGTTGGGCTGGTCGTCACGGTCGTACTCCGGGTCCAGGATGTAGAGGCCGTCCGGCCGGCTGACCGACATGTAGGTCTCGCCCAGGTACTCGATCTTGCGCAGCGAGGTGCCCTGCACCAGGAAGCGCGACCAGTGACCGTTCTCGGCCGCGGCGTCGAAGACCCACAGCTCGTTGCCCCAGCAATCCTCGAGCAGCTCCTCGCCCTCCGGGTTGTTCACCAGGAAGTAGATGCGCTGGTCCATCTGCGAGCTCACGATGTGGTGCTTGTCGACGAGCTGCGCCCACTGGTCCGCGATCTGCTGCGTGACCTCCTTGTGGTTGATGTTGTAGTTCGACGCGGTCGACTTCATCAGCTGCTCGTCGAGCGGGTGGTAGAGCGAGTTGTTCAGAACCTCGCAGCCGTACGGCGACGTCGTGCCCGGCGTGGCCGTGGTCTCCTCGAAGCCCATGATGTTGACGGCCTCGGACTGCGACGCGACCTGGGCCGGCGCCATGTAGTAGCCGGTGCTCTGGCCGTCCGTGCCCAGGCACAGAATCGTGAGCGTG